AATAGCATTTACTAATATTGAAAATATAAAAGCTGAATTACCTAATATAATTGTTAAAACTACAACCGACTGGTCTAAAATTAATAGAATATGTAATTCAAGCTCAATCCTTAATTCTCAATTAACCACTTCAACCATTTCTAACTATTTAAGTACAGCAACTTTAATATTAGAAGATAAAGAAGAAGTTCAAATCAATTATAATTCTATTGAACTTAGAAAAATTGTAAAACCTAAATTAGGTATTTTATCAATGTTTGAAATTAAAGATTTTAATTTTGAATACCATTCAACTCAATATTCTAAAATACCGGAAATTGATCTATATCAATACTATTATATACCTAAAGATATTGCTATTTTAGATTTTACTAAATATGTGTATAGAGCAATCGGTTCAGGTATTTTTTTAATAAACGAAACCCAATATAATATATCAGTAGGGTCAACTCAATATATTTCACAAAGTATAGCAGGTTTACATAAATATTCTGTACTTTCTGGAAATGTAATATTAATTCAAACCAATTTAATTCCTCAAAACCAGACAGCTCGACGCCTTGATATTGCAATATTAGATCAGGATCAAAACTTTCAAAATTTTACTGGATTTTTTGGATTTGGAGCAGACCACAGTGCCCCAGACCCAAATTCAGCAACTTATCAATATAAAGAAAAATTTAAACCTAATAATTTAATTAGCGAATATGCTGCATATTTAGAGAATTATTCAACTGAATTTGCAAATGATAGTAAAATTATTCCATATATTTCAAAATGGGGAATCATTGACTCGACTGATGCTAGAGGTAATCCATACCGATTAAATTCCGATATTTTATTTGGAAAAGATAATTTTGGACCATCACATAGAGAAAAGTCACCAAATGCTGAAAAGTTAACACACGAATGGTTTTATATTGAATCTGATTTTAACTATTCAAGTAATATTGACCTACTTAAACAAAATTATTACTATTTTAATTCTCCATTAGACATTAATTTATTAATTAGTGAGGCTTCTTATTTTGAAAAATATTTTACATATGTTCCAACTCTTGATAATATTGAAGTAGATTTTCCACAGTTTAGATATTCTAAATTAATGAATAACTCATTTAGTCGTCAATATAATACACTATTTAATGGAATACAATTTAGATTTTCAGAATTAGACAGTAGCGGCGTGGTTTCACCTGGAACTACCCGATTTGAAGACTATAATTTTAGTATTTTATTAAAACCTGTACCTGAGGATTTAAAAAATCCGCAATCTCCAATTAAATATAGAATTATTGAAAATATTAATGCAAAGTCAATATTAATATTGATTGAAGTTGCACTTAGTGATATTTCAAAAATTAGTAATGAATTATTGTCTATTCCAACCGATTCTGACTTTGCTCGGGATAGTCGAGTTGACCAGAGTAATATATTAACGGGTAATGGTCTCATCACTGAGGATCAGGTTAGTAGTTTTCAAATAGACACAATCGTTGAGGTAACTAGCGTTGAAATAATTAAAAAATTATTTCTTAATAATTACTATTTAGATTTAATAGAGGCATTTACCGGGGCAACCGTAACTGACTCAATAACCGGAGAGGTTATTGTTAATGATAGAGTTAATGGGCTATATGTACCAATTGCTGGCGAAACGGTTTTAGTTAAATATACAGACTCATATAATATTATTCTTGCATTTTCTGAAAGTAAATTATTTAATGAAATAAAGTCAGGTAATATTACAAACGGCTCAGTTAATAATGCAGATGCAAATCAAAAATTTAATACAAGTAAAATATTACCAGCCTACATATCTACTGGAATTAGCTCAGGCATATACGGGCCGTCTAATTTACCGTTACCTGAACCAAAAGCCACTATTAATGTAGTTAAAGTGGTTGACTATCGATCAGTGGCCTATCCACCTGTATTAACTGGATCAAACAAATTAGCACTAAATATCGTTAAAACTGCGCTATTATCAATATTTGGAGATTATAGAATTTCATTTAATTCAAATGGTGTCTCTAATTTAACCTATGCCTTTTTGTATGCAGCAAAAGATAAAAAATATAATACAACGGCCTCTGCCTTTTCAACGGTTAAGCTTGCAGTTGGCGTTGATTTAAGTCCGGGATTAATTAATTTAACCAGCAATGGTTATGTTATACCTGGTGCTAATCTTAAAGATCTTCCAGAAAACTATTTTAAACTAGAGGAATTTATTAATCCAACGAGTGCAAGTCATTCAACTCTAACTAATCCAACCAACGGAGATATTGCACCATTACCTGCATTTTCTCCATTAATGTTTATTAATTCAGTTGGTGAAATTTCAATATTATTAAAAACCAGCGCAGAATTTAATAATAATTTAACAAATACCTCATTAGATATTAGTCGATCTGGAACAACCACCCATGCACTTAAAACTGTAAATAACAATTTATTAATAATTGATTCGCCTACTGTTATTTATGATATATTAAGTGAAGTTATTCCATTTAGTACTACAACAACTAGCACAAGTACTACAACAACTACCACAAAGGCCGGAGCAACGACAACAACTACCACTCTAGCCGGCGGTGTAACTACTACTACCACTACGGTTATTAGTCAATTAAATTTAGCAATTAACTATGTTGGACAAAGCGTAATAACTAAATCATTTACTCTTCCATCTAAATTTAAAATTGGAGATATTGTTAAAATATATGCTATTGCTCAACCGACTGTTCATTATTTAATTGGTGCGGTTACTTTGGTAACTGAGACAGTATCTAATAGTGGAAATTTTTATGCGCTTACTGTATTAGTTCGTAGTCAAACCACGGCAGCCACAACAACTGTTCCAGATTGGGGTATTACCTGTACTCAAAATATTATTGTATTAAAGCCGGCAGTAGTTACCAATGGTTCTACTGGGGTTAACCAAATTATATTAAATAAATCAAATTTTCCAAGTGGATCATCCTCTGAATGGTTATTAAATACCCAACAATTTCAACTATTTGGTGGTAAAAATTACTTCTCAAATTTATTTAAAAATCTATCATTTGCTAATTTTAGTGAATTATTATTAAATCAGACAGATTTAATTTCCTATGAATCTTATATGGATGGAACGCTTTTGCCTGGTAAACAAATACAAATATCAGTTGAGCAAGCTGAACTTGTTAACAAAAATACAATTATTTCAACGAGTCCAGAGTTTGTTCAAACCTCAAGTCAACAATTAATGGGAGGAGTAATTCATAGTGAATCTCTTTCTATTCCATACGAGATTTTTAGATATTCTGGCGAATATGATATTGTGTATAAACCGGTTTCGAGTTTTAAATTTAATTCTAAATTAGGCTCAACTGATTTATCTGCATCAAATACATTCTTTAATACTGAGATTAAAAATTTCTTTACTATACCTGAATTTTATTTAGTTAAATATGCAGAGTCTAAAATTTTAGATTTTGAAGATTCTCAATCGTATTTACCAGTATATCCATTAATTAATGAGTCACCTATTGATAAAACCAGTTATAATGCCCTATCTAGTAGTTGGGATTTTAATTATCACCAGTTATATAACACTAAAAATACCTATTCTTTAATACCTGGAAGTAGAAGAATTACTGAAGACTATTCATTTGTTTCAAAACTTATTAATTTACCAATGAGTATTACGGCTGAATCATTTAATGTAGTTGAATTACCTATTTTTAATTTTGAAATGAATGATGCTACTTTTAAACAGTTTAATCCAAATGGACAATTTGTTGATTTTATATATGCGATATACCCAAATGAAATTAGATTTAAAATAAACTTTGAACTCTTAATTTCAAGAGCCCTAATTATAAATGGCTTAAGATACCAGTTTAATAGATTTTTTATTGATGGAAATACAATATTAACTAATGATTCTTTAGTATTTGGAACCTTAACCCAAGAGCAATATCTTTTAGCCTATTGTAAAGATAATTTATCTAAATTATATAAGTTAGGCCAGGCTGAATTTTATATAAAATCAAATGGCGGATTAAAAAATACCGTTAATTTTGCGCAAGTTTCCTATGCTAATTTAGCAAGTAATGGATACACATTAGACTTAAATAATATTCAAATAAATAACACAGGTTCCGCAATATTAACTGGCTCAATACCAGCCGGCCAAAGCACCGGATTTAGCGTAGTTCCAAAATTAAAAATTAACTATATTTAATGGCAATAAACATTAACCTAAAAGAAATATTTTCAAACGATAGCGCTGGAGACATTTCATCTAAATTAAATTTTAATTTTAATCAGTTACTTGCACTTGGTGTAGGCCAAACTGGTTTACAGGGAGAAACTGGATCAAGCGGTTCAGCTGGACCAATTGGCCCAACTGGCTTAACTGGCGAAAACGGCCCAGTAATATGGTCATCTACTAGTGGATCAACCTCATCACTTGGAGCAAGCTCACCTGCGAATTCAGTAGTTGGAGACTATTATATTAGTGATGACGCTATTTATAAAAAAAATACAGCAGGTACCGATTGGGAAATTATTACAAATTTTAGTAATTTATTTAGTGCAGTTTCTGTAGCTGGAACAGTTTCATGGCAAACTGGCATAAATAGTTCTGCTATTTCTAGACTTATTGTAAATACTAGAAATTCAAATGGCCTTGACCGAATTACTACACTTGGAACAAGTGGAAATTATGATACAAATTTTCCAAATTGGAAAGCAGCCGATGCTACTTCTCAAAATTCACAAGCTACCCTTTTTAATTTTGATGCAAATACGGTAAAGTATTATATAGCAGGTAGCGCTGATACTAATGGATATACAGTTACGCCAACTACTAATCAAGCAGGTAGTGCATTAACCGATGAAGTTTTTCCGTATACTTCACTACTTTCTCTATATTCATTTTTTAATAGTGCAGATGCGCCAACCGAAGCTAGTCAATATTCTGGAAATATTGGATATAGACACCAGCTTGAACTAGGTTCAGTTGACGAATTAACTGAAGGTTTGCATGGAACTGCTGGTGCAAGTTCAACATATGTAGTAAGTCCAACCTATCAAAATTTAAGAATTAGAAAATATAGAATTGCTGATACCGGTGGAAGTTTTGGTGGAAATAGTGTTATCCTAACTGATTTTAATCTACATGCAGAGGATGGCGTAACCACACCAGCCTTAACGTCAAAAATGAGGTGGAGAGTTAATAAAAAAACATCTGCCACTAATAGTACAGGTTCAGTAATTACCTTAACTTTAAATGCTGGAATAGCTGAGGCCAGTTCAAGTAATAGTATTAGAAACAGTTTAATTACTGAAGTTGACGGTCTTCATTTAGTATCCAGTGAGTCTGGTGGGGGAGTAGGCCCATTTAGATTAGCAATTGGGTTTGACTCAGCTAATATTACTAATACTACGAACAAAGCTATAATTAGTTCAGATAGTACAAGTTCAGTAAGTTCAATTACATTTGCTAAATTACCAATTACGATAACCAATTCAGCTGCTAATATTACATTGGCTACTACTGGAATTACCTCAAATTCAGTTACTACAATTTCATCAACCAGTACACCAGGTGCAGGCGATGATGGTATTACAATAAGTTCAACCGGTGGCGGTATTGGTTTATATTCTGGAACAAGCGGTCGATCCATTAAAATTGGCGGAACCAAGGCAAGTCCAGCAATTACTATTTTAAATACCAGATTAGCGAGTGCTATTCCATTTGCAACCTCTACTGGTACAGCCCCTACCTATTCAAGTACGGATGCCAATACTCTCGATGAATATCAAGAAGGTACGTTTGTGCCAACTGTTGCATATCTATTTAATGGAGCACCTTTAAATCTATTACCTGCTGAAACTGGTATATTAAGTGCAAATGAACCAACTATTAGTGGAAATTATGGAATTTATACAAAAATTGGAAAATTAATTCAATTTACAATTAAATTTTCAATAGAAAATTGGTATATTTCTGCTACTTCAGCTCTAGCTGCTCAGGCTCCGCTTAATGCATTTACCGCATATGATAATATTGATAAATTAAATGTTGGAAATATTGCAAAAACTGCAACTGACTTTTATCACTATTATGGTCAAGAACAATATCAAATTGCAATATCTGGAATACCAAATCACTGGCCTGATCTAAACGGAACTGGTCAAAGCGGATACGGGACAGCCGATATGCACTTTAATGTTTCATTAAATCCAAGAACTCTTACCAATACCGACTCTTGCATTAGAACCTTTCCAATGGACTATTCATATGGAGCTGGAAGCACAGCGTCAACCCATCCTTTTGAAGCAATTGATCCAGCCTCTATCTATGCACAATTTAATAAACAGGGAAGCGGCGCAGGTGCTACTCCTGAACTTAGACTATACGGCAATCGTAAAAGTTGGTCTGATTTAACATCAAATCCGTTTGCTGGTTTATTAGGTAATGTAAGTGGAATACGCTCAAATGTATCAATATATGATTTTTTAACCATTAAGAATCCTATTGCTAACGGTAATATAATTGATGTTGTTATAAGTGGCAGTTATTTAACTGGACACACAACTGCACCTTAAGCTTTTAATTTAAATGGAATGCTCTTTTGCTTTTCCAATAGTCTATGGAAATCTAAAAGAGCATTTGCATCAAAGCCGTGCAACTGATTCATAATTCGATTTAATAAAATTGTATCTTTTGCTAAATAAATTCGGTTTATTGGATCTATATTAAGTCCGCCTCCGATTACCATTACATTTTTATCAGGATCAAAATCGTTAAGTAGTGGCATCTCCTTTAATAGTCGGTCTTTAAATTTATTCTCTTTTAAATTAGGTAATTTAATTGTTTTCATTACCGATACTGAATATCCAAGATTTCTAGTACTTTTTAAATTTAACTTAATAATTTCATAGTGATCTGGCTCAAGCGTTTTACACACTAAATAAACCCGGTCTTGATTATGAATCCACGAATTATTAAAATAAAAATGTATTTTTTCTAAACTCAATATCTGTTTCTCTAAATATTCAGTCATTGTCTCTGCTAAAATTAACGAAGTTTCTTTGATAATTTCTTTACCTAGACTATCAGTCTTTTGAGAAAGCTGAGAAATAACAGATAATAAATTAATATTTGTATTAACCACATTAAGGCCAGAATCATATAATTTACCATCTGATATAATTGTATTAATATTTAAATAGTGAAAAACAATTTCATAAAAATTATCAAATTTTCCAAGTTCTAGATTTTTAAGATATGCCTGTTTTGCCCCAAGCAGAAGATATGTATAATATTCAAGGTCGACTTTATATGCTTGACAGATCCATGTAGGGTCAAGTATTTGTTTAGGGTTTAGAGATTTCATAAAGTAACCCAGTTTATTATTATTTATTTGAGAGGTATTTCCGGTAACACTGGGATAAATAACAAAAAGATGGTTTAAATGCAAATTGTAGCTTATAAAATAATACCAGACGTATCTAAAAATTCAATTAGTTTCAGTAAAAATTACAGGATTTTTTCAACCGGAGAACCATTAGAGCAGGCAATTCAAATAACTGGGTTCGTTGATGATATTGACTTGGGTTCAGCCAATTCAGCCTACATTATTAGAAAATTAAGATATTCAACAGATAAGGCAAATTGGTCGCTATGGTATTCATTTACTGAAGACAATTTAACTAATTTAACAGATTTAGCCTTTTCAGAATCTAATATTTTCTTTGAGGTTAAATATGAATATGACGATTCTACCTATTCGGCAATCACAACTCCATTAGCCGTAAATGAAATAAAAATCAGAGTTAAGAGTTCTAAAATACAGGCTGATTTATTTACACCAACCACATATTGTTCATCAGAACAGTGTCCAGCCCTAATTGCCGAACGTGAAGCAAGCTTTAAACCATATGAACTTAATACAGCAATCGGAATTGCTCATGAATTAAGCTTTCAAACCAATAAATTATTTGGGCATGAGGTTATCTATTTTAAAACTGAGCCAGATAGAGAAGGAACAGATTTTATATTTAAAGAATATACCTTATTTAAAACAACTGATCGTCAGTGTATTAAAATACTTGTGCCTGAAAATAAATTCCCAGATAATAAGCCTAACTTTACTGATTTTGGAGTTGATTTTGCAATGGATATACCATTTGAAATTCATATTGATAATACCTATTTTCAAATGATTTTTGGAAAAAAGTCTCAGCCTAGAAAACGCGACTATATATTTATTCCATTAGTAAATAGAATGTACGAAATACAGGGTTCATATCTATATAGAGGATTTGGACTAGAGCCAATTTATTGGAAAATCCAACTGGTTAAATTTAATCCAAATATTGATATGTTTATGAAAGCCGCAGATCGAACGTTTTTAGATAATATTATTGTATCGACTGAGCAATTATTTGGTGCAGAGGCTGAAGTTCAGAAAAAAGATGCTCTTAATAAACAGCAATTTTCTACTATTTCTACCAAATTTGATGAATCCAGACAAAGACTACACCCAGATATAAAAAATAAAATTTTAGATATTACTTTTAACTATTCTCCACTAATTGAATATTATTATGATCTTAGCGGCGTATTACCAGCAATTGTTAATTATACGTTAACTGAATCTGCATCGTCCTCTGCCCAAATACTGACAACAACCTCTCCATATGAAGTTTATGCATATGAATCCAGTAATATTTTTAGTAATTGGCTATCAAATGATTTGGTTACTGGTGATGCTGCTGTAATTAGTGCAACCCAAAATGCCGTAATTAAAATGAACGGCCCAAAGGATTCATTTACTGCTTCTGGTAAATATGTAGTTGTTGAAGGTTATAAAAACCTTGGCCTAAAATCAACTGAGCGTAGAGATTTAGTAGCCACGGCTAATGTAATTCAACTTAAGCAGGCTGAGCATGCGGTTGTCTATAAAAAGCCAGCCTCAACTACTGATACTCCAAATATGACATTTAGTGCAATTGTTAACTTTAATAGGGTTGCCCAGAATGTGATATTTTTTAGAGGATATGATGATTATACACAAAAAGGATTAGTCATCTCAGGCACAATTGTAGATAACTCAGGCGTACCTAATCTAACCATTTATGTCAAAATAAATGAAACGCAATATTCATTTCCAGTAGGTAATATTGAATATTTAAAATGGTATCCACTAATTGTTCCAATTTCATCTGAATTTAATCAGCTTGAGGTTAATATGTACTCGCTAAGACAGGACCCTGCAAATATTAAAAACTTTAATAAAATTCTTCCAGTGTATTCGCATTATGTAAAAACTCAGGCCTTTACTTTTAATACAACTTCATCTTGGTCAATTCCTAGTGCTAATTATTCAATTGCAAATATTAGACTCTTTAATACAATGATCCAGACTGAAGATCATGAATTTATTGTAAGCCAGCTGTTTATTAGGGATGAATCTGTTCTGTCAATAATTGATAATGCTCGACCTAGATTAAATATTCCATTCATTGGAATTAATAGATAAATACTATAAGATATGTATACTGATATAAACAAGCGCAACCTATTTGAAAATGTAAATCTTGGATTTGAATTCGAGTTTTTTTCACCAACTAGTAGAAAAGAACTTTCTGAAAAATTAACTAAATATCTTGGTAAAAAGGTAGAATGGTCTGAATCATATCATTCACGGCAACCAGTATCTCAAAATGTATTTAAAATTGAACCTGATTTTTCAGGAGGCTTTAAAATGAATGAGCTTATTACTGGAGTAATGCCGTATAATGAAGCAATTCATGTAATGTTTAAGGTTTTTAATTTTATTGCAGAACATGGATTTACGAGTGAAAGAACTGGAATTCATATTAATATTTCATTAAATGAGGATGCTTTAGAGCTAAAAAGTAAATTACAGACCTTAAATGTATTTAAATATATTTTAAATTTAGATGAGGCTAAAATATTTGAAATGTGGCCATCTGCTAAATCTAGGACCCAACGAATTTATAAAAACTCAGTATTAAACATTTATCCAAAAACTAAATTTATTGCTGAAAAAAGTTTGCTATATTCTGGTCCAGCAAACCCAAGTAATTTTAACCTACCGCATTCTAAATATTTTGGTTTAAATTTTACAAAGTTATCAAATAATTATCTTGAAGTTAGATATGCAGGCGGTGAAGGTTATCAAAATAAACGAAAAGAGTCAGTTGACCTAATTAACTATATTGCAGAAAGCCTCTACTCAGTTTTACAAACAAATAATGAATATTCAGTAAACGAAACCCGAAAAATAAATGATATATTAAAGGTTCATACTGATTTAATAAACTCAGTTAAAACATTTGAAGGATTTAAGAGATCATATCCTGACCTTGAGCTATATATTGACTTAAGAGATGATCCTCGAATTGTTGAAGCTAACTATGCCAATGTTAAAGAAAAAATATTTGAGTTAATTACAACTGGTAATCTCCGAAAAGGCTTAATTAATTATGATACTTCGGCCCAACGGCTTCAATTAAAGGACTCAAAACTAAAAGAGGGATTTTCAATTAATAATATTGATTTTATAAATTGTTCAATTGAAGGAGAAATCACAAATTGTAACCTATTTGGTAGTAAAGTAAGATCATCACATATTAGAGAGTGTAGAATTATAACTGGTAATGATATACGATATTGTTATATTAAAAATTGTCAATTTGAAAGAGACGGAGTTAACCGAATTGACCTTACCTATATTAAAAGTAAACCTGAATATCCTATTTATGCTGATTTAAATGAGTGTATTATTAGATCAGGAACACTTGGCCTAAACTGTAAAGTTGATTCAAAAACAGAATTTATAAAAGCATATACACCATCCAATAATTCAGATAAGTTATAATACGATTAGCAATAATAAATAAAGAAAAAGATACCAATTAATAAACGTGGCAGTTCAAGTTAAACTTACCTCAGTTAAAAAATTAAGTTCAGTTAGTACAGCGGCAATGGTTGAACTATCTAACTTTAATTTTACACAAATTGCATCCGCCGTTAGAGAATTTTTAGTATCTATTAGTTATCAACAAGGAGTTGATGCCGTATCCGTTGATATTAATACAATTTCAGCCGATACTTTAAATATTAGAAATGGACTTTCGGTATATGGTGCTCAATTAGAAAGTGGTAATTATCCAAAAGTTATTGAATTAGACCCAAGCGGCTCAATTATTTCTAAAAATATTATATTAGAAGATGTAGTTGATGCAAGGCGAGTTAGATTAAGAGTTTTTGGACTTTTACCAAGTGTAGGTATTCCTGGTGAACTGGTATATATTGGTACTCAACTTTCTAAATCTGAAGGAATTTACGTTTGGTTAAATTCAACCGGCTGGACCCTATTGGCTGGAGGAAATGGAGTTGCTAAGTGTATGCAAGAGGTTTCAATGACAGCCACCTCTAATGTTATTAGTGCAGATAATTCAGTTGTTTCTCCTCAAGGTTTATTTCTATTTCCAGCCCCGCTTGCTGCAACTGGTTTTTTACTATTTGTTAATGGCCATCAAATTACAGTAGGAAATTCGGACTTAACTGCCCCGGCCTATTTAAGTAAAGATGCTGGAGTCACTGCCTCTTCTTTTAATGAAGTTGATGTGACAGATCAATTATATTGGAATCCATCAGTTGCTGGATTTAATTTAGATACTTCTGATACAATTACACTAAGGTATTTTACAGAAGATCCATATTGTTCGCAAACTGGCTATACTTGCATAACCGGAATTTCAAGCTCTTCTACTACTACTTGGAATCAATTTACTATTCAAATAATTGGAACCCCAACTGAGCCCGGCCCAATTACTATTTGTAAAATACCTAATTTAACTACCGGCTCTGCCACTTTACCTACCGGATATTCATTAAGTAATACAATATTATCATATACAATATCTGATCCAACTGGAATCTATCCAACTGGAGCAATTATTAAATTTAAAGTACCTCAATCACTAAGTGAAGCCGAGTTTAATTTAATTAAAATATTTCATGAGGTTGATTCAGTACTCGTTGATGAAACCGTTAAGGTTGGAGATATTGTTGGAGATTTATATATTCCAAACTATGCAAGCCGATTAATTTATGCACAAGTAGATTCGTTTAGTCCATTTTATTTAATTCAAGGCCAGAGTATCACAACTACTACAAGTTCAACAAGTACAACCACTACTCTTAACTTAACTACAACTACTACCTGTGCGCCTAATTTAATAAATTATTTAATACCTAGTGTATTAGCACCAACGCAAATTACTTTTTATGGAACTCCGGCGGGTCCGTTCAATGTAGTATTTACCGATTCAGCCGGCGGAGTCCATGACTTAACCGGCATAACTGGCTCAATGATTAGATTAGGTTGGAATTTTAACTTAAATAATCCAAACTATTCAGGTATTCCATCTACTGTTGGAACATATATATTTACAAATTCATCAAATTGTTCTTATACAATTTCAGTACCAGTACCTGAGCTTAATACAACCACAACAACTACTCAAGCCTATGCAGGTGGAACTACCTCTACCTCTACCACAACGACAACCACAGCTTCGTGTGCAAACTCATTAACTGCAACCCCTAATCCATTTAATAATCCAGCAACGATAACTTTTGTAGGCTCGCCGATCGGTCCATATTCAGTTATGTTTACTGAATTAGATAGTGGAATTCAATATTATTTGGGTGCAGGAATTAAAACTCCATGGGTATTTGATAGAAAAAATTACTACTTAGGCGCTATTAATAGTTCATATGGAACCTATAAATTTATTTCGCCTATTTGTACTATTAATATACCTGTAATTAGAGCAACAACATCAACTAGTACAACCAGTACCTCAACGAGCACTACAAGTACCTCAACGAGTACAACTAGTACTACAAGTACAACCACAGCAGCACCAACTAGTACCTCAACTACTACAAGTACAACTACTGCTGAGCCAACTACTACGAGTACTACAAGTACAACAACGGCTGAGCCAACTACTACGAGTACTACAAGTACAACAACGGCTGAGCCAACTACTACGAGTACTACAAGTACAACAACGGCTGCTCCAACAAGTACAACCAGTACAACAACCGCTGCTCCGACTAGCACAAGTACAACCAGTACAACAACCATTGCATTCCAAACTCTAACTGGCTATGTTAATAATAATTCAACTAAATTCTGTGCAGCCAATGCAAATAGTGCATTTACAGTCTATACTGCAGCGGATTCAACGCTAGCCTCTGCCTATGCTAATAGTTCTCCAACTCGTGGTATTTTCTCAGATACTGCATTAACAACCCTAGCTGCTGCAGGTATTTACGGTAACTCAGATGGAGGAAGCGGAGTCATTTGGTATGATTGGAGTGGTGCAGCATTTACTGCGACTGGTACTTGTGCAGTCGGTTCAACTACTACTACTACTAGTACAACTGCTGCTCCAACTAGTACAAGTACTACAAGTACAACAACTATTGCATTCCAAACACTAACCGGCTATTCTAATAGTAATTCAACTAAATTCTGTGCAGGCGATGCAACAAATACAGCGGTTACTGTCTATACAGCAACCCAAACAACATTAGCCGCTGCCTATGCTAATAGTGCTCAGATTTTCTCAGACACTACATTAACAACCTTAGCTGCTGCAGGTATTTACGGTAACTCAGATGGAGGCACTTGGTATACTTGGAATGGTACTGCATTTACCACAACTGGTACTTGCGCAGGCGGTTCAACTACTACAAGTACAACTACTGCTGATCCAACTACTACTAGTACTACAAGTACAACAACGGCTGAGCCAACTACTACGAGTACTACAAGTACAACAACGGCTGAGCCAACGACTACCAGTACTACAAGTACAACAACCGCTGAGCCAACGACTACCAGTACAACAAGTACAACAACCGCTGAGCCAACGACTACCAGTACAACAAGTACAACTACTGCTGAGCCAACGACTACCAGTACAACAAGTACAACTACTGCTGCAGCCTCACCAACTAGTACTACAACAACTACTGTAGCTCCAAATACATTTAATGTAACTGCGAGTGGTTCATCTGCTTATATAATAAATGGACAATCAAATCCAACACTAACACTATTTGAAGAACAAACTTATACATTTAATATAGCTGCAACTGGCCATCCATTTTGGATTAAACTCGTAAGCTCAACCGGTCCATACAATGAATATCCTGGTATAACTAATAACGGTACAGATAATGGATCAATATCATTTACTGTGCCACCTGGTGCAGCTAGCGGCAGCCCTATTTATTATAATTGTGAAAATCATATTAGTATGGCAGGTACAATTAATATATCAGCGTAAACCTACTTTACTTTATTAGTATAATTTAGTATGTTAACAAAGAAAATCGTATTTTTATCAGCTCAACCAGATGTGCCGTATTTTCATTGGCAAGTTGAGGTAATGATTCATAATTTTATTAAACACGGAATTAATCCAAATTGGATTGAAATTCTATGGGCATACGATAATGAACCTTCTGTAGAACTATTATCATTAAGTGCAAAATATCCATATGTTAGATTTTTTAGCTATAAAAAAACCCCTATTGATAATTTTGGATATATTCCAATTCTGAGGCCTGATATTATTGAACAACACTTTATTAAGTATCCAGAACTTAGAGGTGAAACTATTTTATATCATGATTCAGATATTATTTTTAGAGAATTACCAAATTTTGATGAAATGCACGGGGATCTTTATTGGTATTTAAGCGATACAATTTCGTATATTGGTGCTGAATATATTAGATCAAAATCAAATGATCTATTTGTTGATATGTGTAATATTGTTGGAATTTTACCAGAGGTGGTTGATCAAAATCAAAAAAATTCAGGCGGAGCCCAATATTTAATGAAAGGCGTAACCGCTAATTATTGGAAAGGTGTAAAAGATGATTCACTAGCTCTTTACAAATATATGGTAGATCGAGAAAATTTAGAAAGAACCACCTTAACTCCAGAAGAATTACAGGTGTATAATCCTGTTCAAAAATGGTGTGCTGATATGTGGGCAGTTCTTTGGGGAGCTTGGAAATTAGGTGCACAAACGGTAATTGAGCCCGGCCTTTCATTTAGTTGGGGTAGTTCTAATTTAGCTGAATATTTAAATAATAATATAATGCACAATGCTGGAATTACCTCAAATCAAGAAGGCAAGGTTTTTTATAAAGGAGAATTTATTAATAAGAATCCATTTGAATTTGATTTTTCCAATATAGATCAGGATACTGCATCCGCTAAATATGTAGATGCAATTATTTATGCAAAAGAAATGAGGTCCTAATTTATTATCTAGGTTTTTGCTGATAAATAATATCAGAAGAAAAAACCTTTACCTAGATGTCGAATAAGATTAAAATTAAACAAATTGACCTTGCCGGGGTTTCTCAAGATAATACTAAAACTAGATTTCTAGCAATAAATGATACTGGAACAGTAGTATATTGGAATGATTCTCCACAGGCTGGAACAAGTGGAACAGGTGGATCAGGCTCTAGTGGAACTTCTGGTACATCAGGTATAAGTGGTTCAAGTGGAATTTCTGGTTCTAGTGGAACTTCCGGTACATCAGGTATAAGTGGTTCAAGTGGAACTTCTGGTATGGATGGTTCAAGCGGCACATCTGGTACATCAGGCGTAAATGGTTCAAGCGGTTCTTCTGGAACTTCAGGTATAAGTGGTTCAAGTGGAACATCCGGAACCGGCTCGTCAGTTGCAATACAGACAAGCGGAACTTCTGTTTTATCAAATACTCAAATAATAAATTTTGGTTCAGGCCTTACGGTTTCAACTTCTGGAACATCAGGTCAAGTTGATGTAGCTGCCTCTGGTGGTTCAATTCAATTTTATGATGAAGGCGGGCTCGTTGGATCATATGCAAAGGTTAACTTTGTTGGAACCAGTGTTTATGCAGCTGAAAAACCTGGAGACGCTTCAACAATCAACATCTATATTCCAACACCAACATATGCAAGTAATTATAATTCAACTTCTGGAACAAGTTCAGGCGCAGTTAGTGAAAGCGGAATTACTAGAAGAACTGTTCGAATTAGCTCTCCAACAACAGAAGGTTCTCCATATTATACTGGTGGAGGTTCAAATTCACTGTGGGCTGCAACCTCTCAAGCCTCGGTAACACATACAACCTCTCAACCGACTGTTACTTTTTCAACAGCAAATGCGGTAACTGGAGTTGGTGGAAATTCAACGGTTAAAGTCGAAATGTTTAGCGGAGATGGAACCACCGTCCTTGCAACATATACAACTCCGTCAATCACTGCAAATGCGGTAAATACCTCTTCTTCGCCGAACGCCGGAATAACTGTAACTATTACTAATTATGCAGCAGACGGTTTAAAATATAAAGCCTCAATTGTAGCAGCGGTAAATGTTGGAACGGTATTTACGGCAGTTTCATTAAGCGGCGGCCGATATAATATTAAAGTAACACATACTACGGATACGGCAACTGACGGTGGAACTGAATATTCATATATTCAACCTGGTGCTTTTTATGACTTAAATGGCTCTACTCCAAGTTTTGGAGGTGCATCGGTTGCTACCATTTCTGAATCAGGTACCTCAGGTAATATTTTAACAAAACACCTTAGTGGCGTTGAATATTATATTCTTGGTTCTAGATTTGTAGGCGCGGTTGATAAAATTAATAATTTAAATCAAAATACACAGGGCCGAGCAAATGCCGCAAATACAAATTTTTCATTTACTGCAGCAAATTATGGAGTTACAGCACTTGCTGAATATTCATGGTCTCAAGGACCTGGTACATGGACTGGCTGGACCAATGCCTATGACAATACTGATGCCAGCTATTCCTATGCAAGTTGGGATGTTTCTACCTCAAATTATAGATATCGTGGAACTAGTGGAAGTGCCTCGGCTATATTATATGATCCATGGAGCAATAGTGCAACCAATACTTCAGCCAATACTTCAATACTAGTAGACTCATATTCAACCTCAGGTAATAGCACTCAATATATTGAGTATTTTAATGATGAACAGTGGAGATTAGCCTCAAACTATTCAACTGCATGGGATCCAACTGCTGCTTTATCAAATGGCGAAGCTTGTGTTGTTGGTGGAACCATCGTTAGACCAGATAGATTCTTTTTAACTGATCCAAGTACGGCAACTATTCAACCTAATCTTGCTGCGTATAAACCTGATAAAAATGGTACAAATCCTAACTATACCGGTTTTTCAAATGATGCAAGTTTTTATAGGTTATTTTATACAACACTAAGTGCCTCAGTTACTCCAATTCCAAGCTTTTCAATGGTATTTTCTGGAACCTTTGTTGGTACTGCACTAAGCGATTTACAAAATCAATATTTAAAAGTATTTGTTAGAAAAATTGGAGCAACATCCGGTAACTATGGAACAGGTTCACCGCCTCTTCTACTACATGGTGCAGAATATGATAATGGTACATTTGTTGATGGAAGTACATCAGGTACTGATACTCCAGGAATTAGATTAGGCTCTTCAAGTGGAGGTACAATTAATGGTACCTTTGGAGGATTTAATGCAACAAACGGAATATATGTTGAAATTAGAATTTGTAATAGTGGAATAAAAATTGATACAGTAACCGTTGCCTTTAATTAAAAATAAATCATAATAATGGAAAAAAGCTTTGATAAAAAACTAAAAGTAAAAATAAATAAAGAAAAACAGTCAGTGTCTTTAAGTATGAAGGTTTCAGATGAAATGGTTAACGTATTTAAAACTAGTCTAAACGAATTTAATATTATGGTTGCTGAATATCAAGCTCAGCTATTTAGTTTAGAAATTGATGAAAATACTATAGTACCTTCAACTGAAATAGATGAAACACCTGAAATAATTTAATAATTAAATGGCCGGATATACTGATAGTGAAAGATTAAAACTAGTATTTAAAGTTCAAGCAGCAAACGTAATAGATGCTGCCTCTAATTTTAGTTGGTATGAGGCCAAATTTGCTTTTAATCCAAATATTGCAGCAAATAGGGTATTAACTCAGTTTGCGACAATTAAAGCTAACCCAGTTGCAAATAAAGCAGCTGCTCTTGCTTTATTAGGCACCGGAAATCCACTAGATGGAATAGTTGCAAATGCATATACTACTGGAATAAGATTAACTCAAGTTATATCTGGTAATAATACTACCTGGGTAGTAGCCGGTACCTATGGAGATATAACAACTCAAATACTTGATTGGATTCAACCTCAAAAGATTTTACAAACAAGCGGCTCACCATCAATCGGTTGGGCTATTGAATTTTGGAATGGTGATCCTGCCAGCGGAGGTACCCAAATTACAACAACTGCTAATGCTGGTACTGAGGTAAGTTGGGTATTTAATTATGATAATGGTCTTTTATTATTATCAGATTCAATGGTAACCTATTTAACTTCAACATATGGAACAATTAATCCATATATTCGTGGTTTTTATTATATTGGTGATACCCTTGCGGATAGTGTAGGTACGAGTGGAACATCTGGTACATCAGGTATTACTGGGTCAAGTGGAACTAGCGGCTCTTCTGGAACCTCAGGTTTAAGTGGAAGCTCTGGAACTTCAGGTTTAAGCGGAAGCTCAGGAACAGCAGGTTCGTCTGGAACATCTGGTTCAAGCGGTACTTCCGGTATAGATGGTTCAGCTGGAACCTCAGGTTCAAGTGGAAGCTCTGGAACCTCAGGTTCAAGTGGAAGCTCTGGAACATCTGGTATAGACGGTTCTTCTGGAACTTCAGGTTCAAGCGGTAGCTCTGGTTCTTCAGGTTCAAGCGGAACTTCAGGTTCTGATGGTTCAAGTGGTAGCTCTGGTTCTTCTGGTTCAAGTGGAACCTCAGGATCAAGCGGTTCAAGTGGTAGTTCAGGTTCAAGCGGAACTTCTGGTTCTAGTGGAACGGCCGGTTCGAGTGGAACTTCTGGTATTTCAGGAATAAACGGAACGTCTGGTTCTAACGGTACTTCTGGTACAGCCGGTTCAAGTGGAACTTCTGGTTCGTCTGGAACTTCTGGGTCTAATGGTTCTAGTGGAACTTCTGGTTCTAATGGTTCAAGTGGAACAAGTGGTATAAATGGATCAAGCGGTACTTCTGGTATTTCCGGTATAAATGGAACATCTGGTTCAAGCGGAACTTCTGGTTCATCTGGAACCTCTGGGTCTAATGGTTCAAGCGGAACTTCCGGTACTTCTGGTTCTAGTGGAACGGCCGGTTCTAGTGGAACAAGTGGTATAAATGGTTCTTCCGGAACTTCAGGTATATCAGGAATAAATGGAGCAGCAGGTTCAAATGGAACTTCTGGTACATCAGGTTCTGACGGTTCAAGTGGTAGTTCGGGTATTTCTGGTTCAAGTGGTTCTTCCGGTTCAGATGGTTCAAGCGGTAGTTCAGGAACATCTGGTTCAAGTGGTACTTCTGGTATAAATGGTTCTTCCGGAACTTCCGGTATTTCTGGTATAAATGGAACATCAGGTTCAAGTGGAATAAGCGGTAGTTCAGGTTCAAGTGGAACAAGTGGAATTTCTGGAACTTCTGGTTCTAGTGGAATTTCTGGTTCTTCAGGTTCAAGTGGTTCTTCTGGTTCTTCAGGTTCAAGTGGTTCTTCTGGTTCAAGCGGTAGCTCAGGAACATCAGGTTCAGATGGTTCAAGCGGAACTTCTGGTACAGCTGGAACATCAGGTTCAAGTGGTACGTCTGGTATAAATGGTTCAAGCGGAACAAGTGGTATAAATGGTTCAAGCGGAACTTCTGGTATTTCAGGAATAAATGGAACATCAGGTTCAAGTGGAATAAGTGGTAGCTCAGGAACTTCCGGTTCAAGCGGTAGCTCAGGTATTTCAGGTTCAAGCGGTACTTCTGGAATTGACGGTTCATCTGGAACTTCAGGTTCAAGTGGAATAAGCGGTAGCTCTGGTTCTTCTGGTTCAAGTGGAACCTCAGGATCAAGCGGTTCAAGTGGTGAATCTGGTTCAAGCGGAACTTCTGGTTCTTCTGGTACATCAGGTTCAAGTGGAACAAGCGGTATAAATGGTTCAAGTGGCACTTCTGGTATTTCTGGTATAAACGGTACTTCAGGTTCAAGCGGAATAAGTGGTAGCTCAGGAACATCAGGAATAAGTGGTAGCTCAGGAACTTCAGGGGTAAACGGTACCTCCGGTACATCAGGTTCAAGCGGTATAGACGGTTCAAGTGGTACTTCAGGAACGGCTGGTTCTTCTGGTACGGCTGGTTCGAGCGGTAGTTCTGGTTCTTCCGGTTCAAGCGGTTCATCTGGTTCAAGTGGAACTTCTGGTTCTTCTGGTTCAAGTGGTAGCTCGGGTATTTCAGGTTCAAGTGGAACTTCTGGTATATCCGGTATAAATGGAACGTCTGGTTCAAGTGGAACTTCTGGTATATCGGGATCAAGTGGAACTTCTGGTATATCAGGATCAAGTGGAACTTCTGGTATTTCAGGTTCAAGCGGTAGTTCTGGTTCTTCGGGAATAGACGGTTCAAGTGGAACTTCCGGTTCAAGTGGTAGCTCTGGTACTTCAGGTTCAAGCGGTATATCCGGTTCTTCAGGTACATCCGGTACAGCTGGAACATCTGGTTCAGACGGTTCTTCTGGTACATCAGGTTCAAGTGGAACATCCGGTATAAATGGTTCTTCTGGAACATCGGGTATTTCTGGTATAAATGGAACATCAGGTTCAAGTGGTACATCCGGTTCAAGTGGTATTTCAGGTTCAAGTGGTACTTCAGGAATAAGCGGTAGCTCCGGTACATCTGGTATATCCGGTTCAAGCGGTAGTTCAGGTTCTGATGGTTCAAGTGGTAGCTCAGGAACTTCAGGTATATCCGGTTCTAGTGGAACTTCTGGTTCTTCAGGAATAGACGGTTCAAGTGGAACATCAGGTTCAAGCGGCAGTTCCGGAACATCAGGTTCAAGTGGTACGTCTGGTATAAACGGTTCAAGTGGAACTTCAGGTATTTCTGGAATAAACGGTACTTCAGGTTCAAGTGGAACATCCGGAATAAGTGGTAGCTCGGGAACTTCCGGTTCAAGTGGAACTTCTGGTTTAGCTGGTTCTAGTGGAACTTCTGGTTTAGCTGGTTCTAGTGGAACATCTGGTTCAGATGGTTCAAGTGGAACATCCGGAATAAGTGGTAGTTCAGGAACGTCCGGTTCAGATGGTTCTTCTGGAACATCAGGTTCTTCAGGTTCAAGTGGTACATCTGGTTCTTCAGGTTCAAGTGGTGCATCTGGCTCAAGTGGTAGTTCTGGAACATCCGGTATAAATGGTTCTTCTGGAACTTCTGGTATTTCAGGAATAAATGGTACGGCCGGTTCTTCTGGTTCAAGCGGTACATCAGGTATAAATGGCTCAAGTGGAACTTCTGGATCTAGTGGTATAGGCGGTTCAAGCGGTACATCTGGTTCAAGTGGAACTTCAGGCTTTGATGGGTCATCTGGTTCAAGTGGAACCTCTGGTATATCAGGTTCAAGTGGAACATCTGGTTCAAGCGGAACCTCAGGATCAAGCGGTTCAAGTGGTGAATCTGGTTCAAGCGGAACTTCTGGTTCAAGCGGTTCTAGTGGAACTTCTGGTTCAAGCGGAACAAGTGGTATAAACGGTTCAAGCGGTACATCCGGTATTTCTGGAGTAAATGGAACTTCCGGTTCAAGTGGAACTTCAGGTAGTTCAGGCTCTAGCGGAACTTCTGGTTCAAGCGGTGAATCTGGTTCTTCCGGTTCAAGTGGAACTTCTGGATCAAGTGGAATAGACGGGTCTTCTGGTACATCAGGTTCAAGCGGCACATCTGGTTCTTCAGGCTCAAGCGGTAGCTCAGGAACTTCTGGTACATCAGGTGCATCAGGTTCAAGTGGAACAAGTGGTAGCTCAGGTTCAAGTGGAACTTCCGGTTCTTCAGGTTCAAGTGGAACTTCGGGTATAAACGGTTCAAGCGGTACTTCAGGTATTTCTGGAATAAATGGTACATCAGGGTCAAGTGGAATAAGTGGTAGCTCTGGTTCAAGCGGTAGCTCAGGAACTTCAGGCTCAAACGGTACTTCAGGAACAGCCGGGTCAGATGGTTCAAGCGGAACTTCTGGTTCTAGTGGAACATCTGGTATAAACGGTTCAAGTGGAACTTCTGGTTCTTCTGGATCAAGTGGAACAGCTGGATCTTCAGGAACCTCTGGTTCTTCAGGAACTTCAGGTTCAAGTGGAACTTCTGGTTCTTCAGGTTCAAGTGGAACTTCTGGTTCTTCTGGTTCAAGCGGAACCTCTGGTATAAATGGTTCAAGTGGAACTTCTGGTATTTCTGGAGTAAATGGAACTTCTGGTTCAAGTGGAATTTCCGGTTCTTCTGGAACATCAGGAATAAGTGGAAGCTCAGGAACTTCCGGTTCTGACGGTTCAAGCGGTAGTTCAGGGTCAAGTGGTGCTTCGGGTTCTTCTGGTTCAAGCGGCACTTCTGGTTTGGACGGTTCAAGCGGTAGTTCAGGCTCTAGTGGAACTTCTGGTTCTTCTGGTTCAAGCGGTGAATCTGGTTCTTCTGGTACATCAGGTTCAAGCGGTTCAAGCGGTTCTAGTGGAACAAGTGGTATAAATGGTTCAAGTGGAACGTCCGGTATTTCTGGTATAAATGGAACATCAGGTTCAAGTGGAATTTCCGGCTCAAGTGGAACTTCTGGTATTTCAGGTTCAAGTGGTAGTTCAGGAACTTCTGGATCAAGCGGAACTTCTGGTATTTCAGGTTCAAGCGGAACATCTGGTTCCGATGGATCTAGTGGTAGTTCAGGTATTTCTGGTTCAAGTGGGACTTCTGGTTCTTCTGGAACTTCCGGTTCAAGTGGAACTTCTGGTTCTTCTGGTTCAAGTGGAACCTCTGGTTCTAGTGGTAGTTCTGGTTCTTCAGGTTCAAGTGGTACTTCTGGTATAAACGGTTCAAGTGGAACGTCAGGTATTTCTGGAATAAACGGTACTTCAGGATCAAGCGGAATAAGTGGTAGTTCAGGTTCAAGTGGAACATCGGGTTCAAGCGGTACATCTGGTTCAAGCGGGTCAAGCGGAACTTCTGGTTTAGCTGGATCAAGTGGAACATCTGGTTCAGATGGCTCAAGTGGAACATCAGGAATAAGTGGAAGCTCAGGAACTTCAGGTTCAGATGGTTCAAGCGGTAGTTCTGGTTCTTCAGGTTCAAGTGGAACTTCTGGTTCTTCTGGTTCAAGCGGAACCTCTGGTTCTAGTGGTAGTTCGGGAACATCTGGTATAAATGGTTCTAGTGGAACATCTGGTATTTCAGGAATAAATGGTACATCCGGTTCTTCAGGTTCAAGCGGTACATCTGGTATAAATGGTTCAAGTGGAACCTCTGGTTCTTCTGGTTCAAGTGGTGAATCTGGTTCTTCCGGTTCAAGCGGAACTTCTGGATCAAGTGGAATAGACGGGTCTTCTGGGACGTCAGGTTCAAGCGGTAGTTCTGGTTCTTCAGGTTCAAGTGGTAGCTCAGGAACTTCTGGTTCAAGTGGAATTTCAGGATCAAGCGGTAGTTCTGGTTCTTCAGGTTCAAGTGGTACCTCTGGTATAAATGGTTCTTCTGGAACATCAGGTATTTCTGGAGTAAATGGTACATCTGGTTCAAGCGGAACCTCAGGAATAAGCGGTAGCTCAGGAACTTCTGGTATATCAGGTTCAAGTGGTAGCTCAGGAACTTCTGGAACATCAGGTTCAAGTGGGACTTCAGGTTCTTCTGGAACTTCAGGTTCAAGTGGAACTTCCGGTAATGATGGTTCTTCCGGTTCAAGCGGAACTTCTGGTATTTCAGGTTCAAGCGGTTCAAGTGGAACTTCTGGCTTAAGCGGTAGTTCAGGAACTTCTGGTATAAATGGTTCTTCTGGAACTTCCGGTTCAAGTGGAACTTCAGGTATTTCAGGAATAAACGGAACATCAGGTTCTAGTGGAACTTCAGGTATAAATGGTTCAAGCGGAACTTCAGGTTTAAATGGTTCTTCTGGAACCTCTGGCCTAAGTGGTAGTTCAGGAACTTCAGGTTCAAGCGGTACATCCGGTTCAAGTGGTACATCTGGTATAAATGGATCAAGTGGTACATCTGGTTCAAGTGGGACTTCGGGTTCTTCCGGTTCAAGTGGAACTTCTGGAACATCAGGTTCAAGTGGGACTTCAGGTTCAAGTGGTACATCTGGTTCTTCAGGTTCAAGCGGAACTTCTGGTTTAAATGGTTCAAGTGGAACATCTGGTATAAATGGTACTTCTGGTTCAAGCGGTACTTCTGGATCAAGTGGAACATCTGGTTCTAGTGGTAGCTCAGGAACTTCAGGTTCAAGCGGATTAAGCGGAGTAAATGGAATAGACGGTTCAAGTGGAACTTCTGGTATAAATGGTTCAAGTGGAACATCTGGTTCTTCTGGATCAAGCGGAACTTCTGGGTCTAGCGGAACTTCAGGTTCTAGTGGGTCTAGTGGAACATCTGGTTCTTCTGGATCAAGCGGAACATCTGGTTCTAGTGGTAGTTCAGGAACTTCAGGTATAAATGGTAGTTCAGGAACTTCGGGTATAAATGGTTCAAGTGGAACTTCAGGCTCAAGTGGAACTTCGGGTTCAAGTGGTTCTAGTGGAACTTCAGGTTCAAGTGGTTCTAGTGGAACGTCTGGTTCTTCTGGAACATCTGGGTCTAGTGGAACATCTGGAACTTCTGGTTCTAGTGGTACTTCTGGATCAAGCGGAACTTCTGGTATTTCAGGAATAAATGGTACTTCAGGTTCAAGCGGTATTTCAGGTTCAAGTGGAACTTCTGGAATATCTGGAACTTCAGGTTCAAGTGGTAGTTCAGGCTCTAGTGGAACTTCTGGTATTTCAGGTTCAAGTGGAACTTCTGGTTCAAGCGGTAGTTCAGGTTCAAGCGGAACGTCTGGTTCTTCAGGTTCAAGCGGTAGTTCAGGAATATCTGGTTCTTCTGGAACTTCTGGTTCAAGTGGTTCAAGCGGTTCATCTGGTACATCAGGTTCAAGTGGTACTTCTGGTATTTCAGGAATAAATGGTACATCTGGTACATCTGGTGCAACTGGTTCAAACGGTTCTTCTGGAACTTCAGGTTCAAGTGGTAGCTCAGGTACATCAGGTTCAAGTGGTAGTTCAGGTTCAAGCGGAACTTCTGGTTCTAGCGGTAGTTCTGGAACATCAGGTATAAATGGTTCAAGCGGTAGCTCTGGAACTTCTGGAAATTCAGGTTCAAGTGGGACTTCGGGTTCTTCAGGCTCAAGCGGTAGTTCAGGTTCTTCAGGTTCAAGTGGTAGTTCTGGAACATCAGGCGTATCAGGTTCAAGTGGAACATCTGGAATATCTGGAACTTCTGGTTCAAGTGGTAGCTCAGGTACATCAGGTTCAAGTGGTAGTTCAGGTTCAAGTGGAACTTCTGGTTCAAGTGGAACTTCTGGTTCTTCAGGTTCAAGTGGTAGTTCTGGAACATCAGGTTTAAGCGGTTCAAGTGGTACTTCTGGTATTTCTGGAGTAAATGGAACTTCTGGTACTTCTGGTGCAAATGGTTCAAGCGGAACCTCTGGTTCAAATGGTTCAAGCGGTACTTCTGGTAATTCAGGTTCTAGCGGGTCAAGTGGAACTTCCGGTAACTCAGGTTCAAGTGGTACGTCTGGCTTAAACGGTGCAAATGGTTCAAGCGGAACTTCAGGTTCAAGCGGAACTTCTGGTTCTTCAGGCTCAAGCGGTAGTTCAGGTTCTTCAGGTTCTAGTGGTAGTTCAGGAACTTCCGGTTCTTCAGGTTCGTCAGGTTCAAGTGGAACTTCTGGTATAAATGGTTCAAGCGGAACCTCTGGTACGTCAGGTGCAACTGGGTCAAATGGCTCTAGTGGAACATCAGGTTCAAGCGGTAGCTCTGGAACATCAGGCTCTTCTGGTTCAAGTGGAACAAGCGGCAGCTCAGGTTCAAGCGGTAGTTCAGGAACATCAGGCTCAAGCGGTTCAAGTGGAACTTCTGGTATTAGTGGCAGTTCAGGTACTTCAGGTATTTCTGGAGTAAATGGAACTTCTGGTACATCAGGCGGAACTGGTTCAAACGGTTCAAGTGGAACTTCAGGTTCTTCAGGTTCTAGCGGTACGTCCGGTGCAACTGGTTCAAACGGTTTAAATGGTTCAAGTGGAACTTCAGGTTCTTCAGGTTCTAGTGGTGCAACCGGCTCAAACGGTTCTTCTGGAACTTCAGGTTCTAGTGGATCAAGCGGTTCAACTGGTTCAAATGGTTCTTCTGGAACTTCAGGTTCTAGCGGTACTTCTGTTGCTGTTTCTGGAACAAATAATACCCTTGTTAAATTTACATCTTCTTCAACTGTTGGTAATTCAACAATAACGGATGATGGAACTAATATAAAAGCGACAACAACTTCATTAGTCGCTGGATATGACCCAACTCCATTAGCTGGAACCATACGAGACGGGGTAACATCAGTGCTAGGTGATTTAAATTCATGGAATAGTAATTTCTATCAAGGAACTGTATTATATTCAGAAACAGCAGGAGCAACAATTACCTTTGGTCAATTATGTTATAGAACACAAAACGAAACTTGGGAATTAGCTGATGCAACAGCAATTGCATCCGCAGCAACTAACATGTTAGGCATTTGTGTTAAATCTTCAACTTCAACTAATCCAACTTCCATACTAATTAATGGGTTTGTTGAAACTGCTACTTATGCAGCTATTTTAAAATCTGGAGAACCTTTGTATATGGCTATAACTGCAGGCAGTATGACTAAAACCGCACCAACCACTGCTGGAAACATAGTTAGATTAATAGGTCATACATTTTGGGACTCTAATACAAATTCAAAAATAGTAATACGCTTTAATCCTGAAAATTCTTGGATAGAATTATAATATTTAATTTATGAAAATTAAAGGAGTAGATACAACGGTTATTGTTAAAATAAATGGAATTGCTCGAGCTTCAATTGTAAAAGCCTCTGGAGTAGCCCTTCCAGTTATATCAACTACCACTACAACAACCTCTGGTGGATTTACCTCAGCAACTGGTGGAACCGTAACAACTTCTGGTGACTATAAAATACATACATTTACTAGTGTAGGCAGTACAAACTTTGTAGTTAGTACCGTTGGAACTGCTCCAAATAATAAGTTTGAAATATTATTAGTTGCAGGCGGAGGTGGTGGAGGTGGACAGTATGTAGGAGGCGGTGGCGGTGGCGGCGGAGTCATTGAAAATACAAACTATGGTTTATCAAGTGGTGCAACAACATATAGTGTAGCAGTAGGTGGTGGTGGAGCTGGAAGTAGTTACTTTGAAACAGCCGGCGGTAACGGTACAAACACAACTTTTGATAGTAATACGGCAGTCGGCGGTGGCGGCGGAGCAAGCCATGGAGCTAATGCTCAAGTTGGAGGTTCAGGTGGAGGTGGTGCCGGTCTACAATATAACAATCCAACACAGGAATTAGGAGCAGCTGGAACAGCAAGTCAAGGTAATGCAGGTGGTAATGGTTCTGGTGCAGGTCCATACTATGGTGCAGGTGGTGGAGGAGGAGCCGGGGCAGTTGGAAGTGTTGGAACTGGTACAAATGGCGGAGCTGGTGGAGCCGGAGTAGTATCAGCAATAGATAGTAATTACTACGGTGGAGGCGGCGGAGGCTCGGTTTATACAGCAAATGGAACCGGCGGAGCTGGAGGAACTGGCGGCGGTGGAGCTGGAAGTGATGGAGGCGGAACGAATGGCACTGCTAATACCGGCGGTGGAGGCGGTGGTTCTGAAAGAAATGGAACAGCTACCGGTGGTTCAGGTGGTTCAGGTATTGTAATAATAAAATATAAATTTCAATAAATGGCACATTTTGCACTTATAAAAGAAACTATTGTAATTGCAGTAATTATAGTTGATAATAATGCAATTACCGATAATGGAGTTGAGGTTGAACAATTAGGTATTGACTTAATAGACTCTTTAAATATTAAAGGGCTTTATGATTATGATACGGTAAGACAAACCTCTTATAATTCAAATTTTAGAAGTAAATATGCCAGAATAGGAGACACTTGGAATGAAATTAATAATGTTTTTATTTCACCTAAACCCTTTCCAAGTTGGGTATTAGATGCTAATTTTAAATGGAAATCACAAGTAACCTATCCAAGTAGTGGTCACTATACCTGGAATGAAACCCTATCTGAATGGGTACCTTTATCATTTTAATTAATCTTAAAAACCACTAGTGTAATATAAGTATAATCTTAAAAGATTTAATTATATGTCAAATTTAAAAATAAAGGCTCATACTTCGTTTATTGGAACCACCGGTTATAATAATCATGCTCAGTCATTTTTTAAAACCCTATCAAAGTATACACCAGTTGAAGTTAGAAATTTTACAATAGGTAAAAGCTGGACTAATTATTCAGATGAACCACATAATGGTGAGCCTTATTTAGATAATACCCTAAAAACAATGTTAGTTCAACAAAGTTTATGGGATCATAATAAGCGGCTGTCGGACTATCCAATTTATAAAAATTGGCATAATCCAGGCAAAGCGGATATTAACTTAGTTTTAAATGAAACCAATCATCACTATTTTTATCAAGACTATCAAGGCTATTCAATTGCCTATAACGTTTGGGAATCAACTTTACAACCTGAAGCTTTTTTTAATAGACTATTAGACTTTAATGAATTATGGGTTCCTTCAAAATGGCAACGAGACTGTACGATTGCTCAAGGTTATCCAGCTGATAAAATATTTGTTATACCAGAAGGCGTTGACTCTGATATATTTTTTCCAGAAGAGGTTAGCCATCCACTAACCAGTAATGGCAGATTTACCTTTTCTATATTTGGAAGATGGGATTACCGAAAGTCAACCAAGGAATTAATAGAAACTTTTTTATCTGAATTTTCAAAAGACGAACCGGTTGACCTAATATTAAGTATTGATAATCCATACTCTGGTGATGGGCTAACGAGTACAGAAGAGAGACTTGCCCATTATAACTTTACAGATGACCGCCTTAAAGTATTACACTTACCGCCTAGAGAAGAATATATTAAATTATTAAAGTCAACTAGCGTATTTCTTTCATGTGCCCGAGCCGAAGGTTGGAATCTTCCATTAATTGAGGCAATGTCATGCGGAACTCCATCAATCTATTCAAACTGCTCAGCTCAATTAGAATTTGCAGAAGGTAAAGGTTTACCAGTTAAAATAGTTGGTGAAAGGCCGATTAGTGAAAGTACCTATGCTCATTTTAATGAGAGTATTGGAAACTATTATGAGCCTGACTTTGTAGACCTAGCAAAGGTAATGAGATCAGCCTATACAGATTGGGCTAAATATAAAAAGGAGGCACTATCCCAGGCCAAGGAAATTCATAAAAATTTTAATTGGGATAAAATTGCAAAAGAGGCAATGGATCATATTAATAGTCAGTCTGAAATCATTAACCGTGTGAACTCAGCTGCTAGCAAACCGCTAAATATTGGCCATCATTTTGTTAGAGGCGCACATATTGAGTTATCCGGAGGCGATCCTAATCAATATTGGGTTGAATTTATAAATCAATCAACCGGCAAAGTTGAACACTCTGGAGAAATTTCAAATAGTATGTGGATTAAAACCAGTAAAACCTATTTTATTGACTGGTTAATAACTGTAAAAGACCTTTCGTCAGGAGAAATTGTGTTTAACAAAAAATTAGATCTATTAGATAAACGTGTCTATATTTCGCTTGATTCAAAATCATTAGGTGATACCCTAGCCTGGTTTCCAGCAGTTGAAGAATTTCGTAAAAAACACAAGTGTAAAGTTATATGCTCTACTTTTCAAAATGATTTTTTTGAAAAAACCTATCCAGAAATAGAATTTATTAAACCTGGAGATGAAGTACACGATGTAAAAGCCCTATATTCAATTGGGTGGTATTATGGTGAAAATGAAGAATTAAATCCAAATATGAATCCTAACGAGACTAAAAATCAACCAATGCAAAAAACTGCATTTGATATTTTAGGGCTTGAATATCAAGAAGTTGTTCCAAAATTAAGTATTCCAACTGAAACTAAAAAGAAACAGGTTGCCATTGCAATTCATGCAACTTGTCAGGCTAAATATTGGAATAATCCAACCGGTTGGCAAGAGGTTGTTGACTGGTGTAGTTCCCATAATTATGAAGTTGTCCTAATTTCAAGAGAAGATTCAGGTTTCATGGGAAATATTCAGCCTACTGGTATTAGAAAATTACCAAGCGGTCCAATTGAGGCAGCTATTTCTGAAATTTCAAAGTCTGAAGCTTTTATTGGAATAGGCAGTGGTCTAAGTTGGTTAGCATGGGCATTAGGAACTCCAACTATCCTAATTTCAGGATTCTCACATGACTATACCGAACCACTTACAAATACCAATAGAATTTGTTCACCGGCTGGTAAATGTGCAGGTTGTTTTAATACTCATAAATTAGATCCAAGCGACTGGAATTGGTGCCCGATCCATAAAGGAACTGACCGCCAATTTGAATGTTCTAAATTAATTACAGCAGACTCGGTAATATCTCAATTAAAGACGATACTTGGTCTCGTATAGATAATTCTATATGATTTTAAACTCAAGACAGAATGGATTTCTAATAAATTTACCGCAGGATTTTTTTAATGCTGAGGTTCAAACCCGATATGATAAATATTACAGAAATTTATTATTACCGTATAAGTCAATTTCAGATTTTATGGCATCTACCATTCAAGGAGTTAATTTTCCAGGTTTAACAACGGTATTGCCTACTCAAATTAGAACACTAGGCAAAATTCAAGAAGTGCAAAGTGCAAAACCTATTGCGGATATGTTTACTAGAGAGTTAAAATTAACTTTTAAGTTAACTGATGCATATCTTAACTATTTTATATTTTTAGATAATGCACTAAATTATTTAGAACCAGCAAACACCTCAACCTCGTATATTGGAAATACGGCACTAGGCCAATCGTTAACCGTTCCGCCAATTGCCAATAATAATCATCCATTTTTTAGTCCAATCCGATTAACTCTATTAAATAACGAAGGGTATGCAGTAAGTTCAGTAATATTTAACCGGCCTCAGCTTAAACAGCTCAGTGAATTAACCCTAAGTTATTCAGCAGTGGTTCCAAAGTTTAGCTTTTTTACTGCAACTTTTAGCTATTATAATTTTGATTTAGAATTAGACTTTGACTAATCGATTCCGCCTGGAATTACTAAACCTTCTTCTGCTAGTTTAGCTCGATACTCTTTTAAAATAAGAGGCATATTTAATTTAGGATTAGTACTTTGACTAGCGGTTGTTAATAAAGCGAGCGTCTTTTCGTAGGTATTCCATTTAGCATATGGATAATTTTTTCCAAATAATATATCTGAAATTTCAGGAATTGTATCTGCAATAAGCTTGCGATCAACTATTTTATAATTAATCTTTTTTAATTCTTTAGTAAATTGATATATTCCGTCCGGTCTAAACATATATCCTTTAAACTGGGTTACAGTACTGTTCTTTTCAATTTTATCAAACTGCATAGAGTCTAGTGCACAAAATATCAAAAAGACTCGGTGCTTAGTGGAATAGTCTTCTTCATCAATTGACTTATAGAAAATATCATTTATATTACGATTTGTGTCTAATGGTTTGACAAACATATCAAATTGTACAAAGTGCCCTTTAGAAATTTCAAATTTAACTGACACAATATTAAATCCATAAAATATTTTTGTTTCGTATCCAGCCGTTTGAATTTTTGCTGATATATCAGGCAAACTAAGCTCAGAATAAAATAGTGCATCAAGATCTCCGGAAATATCTTTTTGTCTCCATGAACCAATTAATTCAAGTTCAGCTTCTCCAAATAATTGAGTCATTGCACTTTGGAATTTAGCAAAGGCCGGCTCAACTTCTGCACGATTAAGACTCTGTGCATCCGGAAAAGCATTTCCACCTTCGGTAACGGTAAATGTTTTAAACTCTACTAGATACTTCATATATTTGGATCTTGGCCGGTTGTTTGATCAACCCAACCACTTGTTAGTGTATTATTATTAATTGAATCCTTTTTAACTATACCAATTTTGTCCATAATATTAGAACTTTTACGTTTAGAAGTTTTTTCAAAACTAGGGAAATACGTTTCAACCGCAACTGCTAACGAAACCGTTATTTTATTATCCGTGTTCATGGTAAATGTTGAATATTTTTTATCAACCAGTTCAGTAGACGGAAATGAAAATTGTGCAGGAATTCGAACTCCATTATATTGAAAATACATTACTCTATTTGAATAATATATGTCTAATAACTGTTCAGCAATTTTAAATGCTTTATTTAAATTATCACAAATAATTTTAATATCAAATTTTACAGAGAGCGGAAGTGTATAGAGTTGAGCTGAATAACCAGTAAGAATATTTGCATCATTTGCTCCCTTTTCAGTAGCTGAAAATTGTCCTCTAACAAATTTATTTGTAATATCAGCCGAGCTCACCTCAAAAGAAGTCAATGATACAATTCCTCTAGGAATAATATCGTAAGCTCCTTCCGCTACCGGTATTTCACAGTTATCCGGTAAACCTACATAAAAATCCTTTAAGAAACCTTCATCGGTTGCAAAATTATATAAAAATGGCACTGAAAATGTCTCTTTATGATCTGCTCTAGAAATAGTAAGATGCATTTCGCTATTTAATAAGTCAAGCAGAGAAATTGTTAAATTTCTTAAAAATATATCATCGGTATTTAATGTATTCATATTTATTATTTAATTTGATGAAAATCCGATTACTGCTAATACTGCAAATACACCAGCTGCAATTTTTATAATTTTATTCTTACTACGTTCTTTCTTAACGTCCTTTTCTAAACCTGTAACAATTTGGGTGTACTTAACCTCTTTTTGTCTATATAAATCAATTTGTGATGAAAAATTAGCTACTTTAGAAACATATGTATTAACCAGTCTCTCATTAGTTAAATTCTTTTCTTCTAACTGATTTACTAATATAATAGTTTTAGTTAATTCTATTTTAGCAGAGTCACCTCTTACTAAATCTATTGCAATCTGCTTTGCAATACTATCTGGAAAGCAGTGAACTTTTTTATTTGTAGCGATTTGTGAAAAAGTCATCGAGCTCAACAGGAGTAGCCCGACTAATATCTTTAATTTTCTTACCATAATAATTTTGTATTTCTTTTATTTTATTTTTAGTTGAGTCAATTTGTTGATCTGCAACAACTAAGTTATGTTGATACCCTATAATTAGGCTATCGTATTTAAGTTGATCCTTTTCTAATTTAGAGATAATTGTTGATAAACTATCAATTTGTGACTTTTCTTTACTATACTTGTCTGACTGGTCTGGGTCAATTGAAATACACAGTGATACAATTAAAATTACAATTATAATTACCAAGGTCCAAATTAGTTTGGTTCCATTTTCTAGTCCTGTCATATAGTTATTTATATTAAGTTTTAGTTACTTTACCTATTAAAAAATTATGCACTACTGTTGAGATAGTGCATAATTATTCCCGTGGAGGCGGAGAGATTCGAACTCTCGTCCGTATAGCCTCAAATTAGGCCTTCGTTTACATGCTTAGTTAATTTTGCTAAACTAACAAACTTCACAGTTCCCTTATTGAATAGGTCGGTTTACTGAGAACTTATCTTCTATATCACTTTTAACGATATTGATCATATCGGTTTGCAACTTTGGGTTACTTAAGCAGTTGCCGCTTACCACTTATGCAGCTAATAAAAGCTCTTCAGTAGCTGGAGTGTTAACTTGGTTAACAAGGCTCCAGAAAGTTATATTGTTGTCAATTAACTTACAGTAATACCAGGTTTACGAGCTTTAAGTATCATCCTCGACATGCAGACTCAATTGGATAACTAACGTCAAATCCGGTCGCCCCCAATTAGTATAATAATAATATACTATAATTATTTATCTGGTATCAAAAATTAGGTAATAAATATTGGGATTATAAATAACTAAAAAGAAGTCTCAAGATAATGGCTAATTTATCAACTCAAAATAATTCGCTTAGGCTATTTACAAGCCTTAAAATAAGAATCGGTGATATCTTAGGTGAAACTATTGGTTTTTTACAGGAAACCTTTAAACAAAGTAAAACAATATTTACTGCAGCTTCTCCATTTGGCCAATTACTAATTGTTTTTGAAAACTTAAGTCAATTAATTTTTTATTATATTGAAGATTCAATTACTGAACTTAATATTTATGAAGCGTCTAGAGCATCTTCAATATATTCGTTAGCTAGTTTAGCTGGACACAATCCAAGCCGAGCCATTGGAGCAATTGCCCAAATTAGAATTAAACCAAAGACTGGTATATCATTTGAAAATAATATCATAGTATTAAATGATTTGCTTAAACTTAGGTGTACAAATAATGGACTTCAATACGTGCTTGAATTACCACAAGATGAACTTAGGCTTGACTTAACAGATTTTCAAACCCTAACTGTTTTAGGTATTAGACAGGGGGAGGTTCAGTCCCAGACCTTTACGGCAAAGGGTATTGCATTTGAGAGTTATCAAATGGGTTTAGAAAATAATTATTATGTTGATAATTTTAAAGTAAATGTTTATGTAAATGGAGAAATATGGACTAAATACGAGTCCCTATTAGATATTCCGCGCGGTGATAAAGGTTTTATTATTAAAACTGGAATAACCAACGGTTTAGATCTGTATTTTGGAAATGGATCATTTGGTAAAATACCAACTCTTGGCTCTACTATTGTTGTTGAATATCTTAGTTCAGAAGGAGCTGGCGGCAATATCAAAATAGATGATGCTAGACAAATTAATTTTACGTTTGACGAAACAGGTTTTTCAATAGTAGGCGATGAAATTGACTTAAATTCAGTATTAGAAATTACCGTAATAAGTCCTCCAAGCTTTGGAGTTGACCCAGAAGAGCTTGAATTAACCAGATTAATTGCACCAAAGGCATCTAAGAATTTTGCACTAATTAACGTGGATAATTATGAAGTCTTATTACACAAATTACAAATGTTTTCAACTATTCGAGTATTTTTAGCTCCGCCTCCTGCGCCAACTTCGAATACTATACCTGCTGTAATTGCTGCTACTGGCCTGGTTGTTACTGGCCCGGTTACTGGTGTTGCTTTACCAACTACTGTATCGGGTAGTTCCCCTACTATAACTGCTGCACTTGGAGGTTCTTCACTTGCGCGTATGATTAATTTATTTTTAATACCCGATGTTTCACAGTTATTTGCAAATGGTAGTGACTATTTTAAACTAAATACCGATAAGTTTAAATTAACAAATTATCAAAAAAATCAACTTTTAAATTTTATAGAACGATCTGGAACTAAAATGATTTCTACCGATATTATAATTATTGACCCTATCATAACTAAATATGTTTTAAATATAAGTGTTATTGGATTTGAAGATGTTTCAAATGATATAATTAAATCGGATATAACTAATGCAATTGGTCAATATTTTATTAAATTAAGTAGATATGATCGAGTTCCAAAAAGTGATTTAATTAAAATTATAGAAGAGGTAAATGGAGTAGACTCAGTAAGTATCACCATATTATCTGAACTAAATGAAAAGGCTGCAATTGATAGAGCCACTCTTGTGTTAACTGGGGCGAGTTCCACAACTAACCAAATTCAATCTGAAGTATTAATTGGATTAGATGAATTTAACGATATCATTATTAATTCTAATCAATTTCCAGTTATTAGAGGAGGCTGGAGAGATCGTGCCCAAAATTTGTATAGTGAAGTTATCTCAACTACTGAACTTAGCCCAATTAATATTGAAATAAAAACGGTTAAAACAAAACGTAACAAAATAACATTATTATGATAAGAAATTCAATTTATTGGGGTATATACAATAGAAAAGACCTTCGACTAAATTTAGGATTTAGATATAAAGGTCAAGTTTTAAAAAAGACCCTATCTAATCAAATGTTTGGAGTTAATCCAATATTAGATGGATTTATTGACTATATGGAATCATTTATATATGAACATATTGAGGCAGTAAAACAAATAAAAATCTTTGCCAATCCGGCACTAGATAAAAACGAAAACCGACTAAATTAAATAATTCATGGCTCAAGTATTTAACAAAGAAAAAAAGGCACAAATTCGCGGTGAACTTGAAGACCTATTATCCACATACCAAGGCGGACCAAATCCAGTAGATGATATTGCGGATTCTCAACTAGGTGAAATTGCAATGGCTCCGCCGCTTGATTTTGAAGAGATGAATTCTAACTTTGAAAAACAGGCAAAGGATATTACAAATTCAATGCTTAAATTTTATGTAGAATTAGGAGTACTTGAAAAACATGAATATTTAAAACAGAAACAGATTTTAGATAATTCAAATATTCAAAATATCTTTTTTCAGTTAAAAACAATTCGAATGGCAATTGAAAAAATAACAGAAGAAATTAATCAAGGCAATACTCATCCACGACTTTTTGAAGTATTTGGGCAGTTACAGGATAAATTAACAATGGTTGTAAAAACCCAAGCCAATTACATGTTATTTCTAGAGGATACCTATAAAAAAGTACATCAAGATATTGAACAACGAGGCAGTGGATCTTCTAAGTCAGTAACTCCATTAATTGAGTCTAGTAATGAATATTATATAACAGCCGGCACTAAAAATTTAATAAAAGAGATAACAGTTGAGGAAATTGATAAACCATCAGATACTCGCCACCTAACTCATCCTGATCGAAAAACTGAAGTTATGCAAGAACGCGGATTAACTCAAATAATAAAGCCTGAAACTTTGATCGATGATTTGTCAGATGATGTTAACTCGTTAATATGAAAGATTTTATAACAAATAGTGGAGGAACCTCTAAATTAAAACTTTCAAATTTAGATCCTGAGAATAATGCAATTTGGACATCCGAAAAGATTAATCAACTATTAGAAGATTTTGAAAATGGAGTAATTGATATTAAAACAATCAAAAATTCTCCGTTTAAAGATAATGATCCAGCCTGGAAAAAAGCAAATCTAGTATTTGAATATACTCCAGAAGAGCTTGATGAAATCCGAAAGTGTAAAGCTGATCCTGTTTATTTTGCAAGTAGGCATGCTCAAGTAATGCAGGAACAGGGCATTGAGCAAATTATGCTAAGAGATTATCAAGAAGAGATAATTAAATCATTTAAAGATAACCGATTTAACTGTTTAATGGCGTCTAGACAAATTGGAAAAACTGTAATGTCTGGCCTATTTATTGCATGGTACCTAGTATTTCATACTGATAAAAATGTATTGGCTGTAGCCAATATTGCATCAACCACTAAGGAGGTTTTAGATAAAATTAAATCAGTACTTGAAAATTTACCGTTCTTCTTAAAACCTGGCTGTGTTTCAAATAATGTAATGTCAATGAAGTACGATAATGGGTGCAGACTAATTGGCCGTACTACCACTAAAAATACTGGTATTGGTTTTACAATCCATGTACTCTATATTGACGAATTTGCGCATATTAATGCCTCATATTTGGACTTTTTTTATCGAGCAATTTATCCAACTATTTCAGCATCAAAGAACTCAAAAATCATAATAACTTCAACTCCAAATGGTATGAATCGTTTTTATGAAATTTACATGGATGCAATGAATCATAATAATGAATATGTTCCATTAAGAGTAGATTGGTGGCAGGTTCCTGGAAGAGATGATGAATGGAAACGCAGTACAATTGCAAACTTAGGCTCAGAAGAAGACTTTAACCAGGAATATGGGTTGCAATTCTTTTCATCAGATAAATTATTACTACAGTCTAAAGATCTTAAAAAAATATTTGCCCTTAGAACTCAATACGTCATCCCAGAGTGGGCTCAAAACCCAACTACATTAGATCTATTACACGGACTTACCGTTCACCCAAACTTTAACAAGTTAACCCTAAATGATATTAAAAATGATAAAAACTACTATATATTTTCAATTGATACAGCTGACGGTTTAAATCGTGACTATTCAGTAATTAATATTTTTAAGTTTATTGCACTGCCATTAAAAATGCTGACTCCAGTAAAGGAGTTCATTAAAAACGAAACTGATATTTTTTCGCTAGTTCAAGTTGCAACGTTTAGAACAAATACCAAAGATATTAATCAATATTGTAATTCGTTAGAGTATTTATTATATACGGTATTTAATACTGATAAGGTAAGATTATTAGTCGAGTTAAATCATAAAGGCGAATATGTAATGGATAAAATTATGAAACATGAAGCCTATTGGAGTGGACTCCTTGTTTTTTCAAAGCATACAGAATCTGCACAGCACCTTAAACCTGGCCTTAAATTAACCACAACTAATAAAATTAAATTTTGCGAACGATTTAAATACTTAACGGCGGTTAATAAGATATTACCAAATGAATTTAAAACAGTTCATGAGCTTGGAGCATTTGGCCGAACTTCTAATGGTACATACCGCAGCCAAAGTGGCAATGACGATTTGGCAATGACGTGTGTTAATTCAGCAGCATTTTTTGAATCTCCTAATTTTTTTGAATTAGCCAGTGATGAACTTGATAAACAGTCACCAGAATATATGGCAGAACTCTACTTAAATTTTTTAAATGAAGTATATTTATCAAAAGAGTCAAATTATGATTTTGAAATGATAAATTCTATGAATAGTGCAGGCACGGCTAGAACCAGTAATGCTAGCCACCGACTAGATGAAAATTATATTGATAATCATAAATTAACTCTACAAAAATTTTATGGAAACACTGACTAATGAAATTTACAGATTTAGAAAAACCGGATTTTTTAAAAGATAAGCATGTAATTTTTACTAAAATTATTAATGCAATTGAACGCTCTCATTTAAAAAAGTCTCCAAATATTTTCATTAAGAATATTAAATTAATGGAAGAAGTTGTTGATGTAATCGCAACCCGTGATGAATGGCCAGGTTGTTTAACTAGAGCCTTAACATTTTTTGAAAGTATTGAAGATTATGAATCATGTCAAAGGTGTAAAAATCTTAATCAATTAATTAAATTACCAATTAAAAAAACTAGAAAAAATGGAAAATCGTAAGGATTCTAAAAAACCGGCCAGGTCAAATAAACCTAAACGTGAGACGTATGAAATTTCAAAAAAGGATTTAAGAAATATTACGCTAAAGCAGTCTCAACAAATATATTTTAATAAAATTATAGCAAATGAAATAACCTTTTGTTATGGACCAGCTGGAACGTCTAAAACGTTTACTGCATGTCTAGCGGCTCTTCAATTATATTTAGATGGCAAAATAAAAAAGATCATTTTATCTAAGCCTATCCAAGAGTCTGGTGAAAAGCTTGGATTTTTACCTGGAGAAATAAAGGACAAAATTGATCCATTTATGGAAAGTTATCGATCAAATTTAGTAAAATTAATACATGACCCAAATTTAGTTAGTTGGTTAGAGTCAATTGGAGTTATTGAATTTAGGCCACTTGCCTATATGAGAGGCGCAACCTTTGATAATTGCTTAATGATATTAGATGAAGCTCAAAATGCAGATTTTAAACAATTAATGTTATTTGTAACCAGAATGGGAAAAGATTCTAAAGTATTGATTTGCGGAGATGTAAGCCAATATGATATTGCAAAGAGTAAAGTAGCTTTACCGGATTTTATAAATGTGCTATCTGGAATTAACGGATTAGACGTTCATAAATTTAACGATGAAGATATTGTAAGAAATAAAATTTTAATTCAAATAGCTGACCGCTATGATAAATGGAAAGAGTCAAACCCAAATCATCAATTTTTTAAGTAAGTTTTAAAAACCAAAATATGAGCGCATACGACCTAATAAACAAGCAACTCAATAATGAGATGCAAAAACTTGCTGAAAAAATAAAAAGCAAAGACTATACTGAACGTGATCGAAACCGATTAGCATCAATTATGTATCCAAAATTAAAATATTTTATATGGAAATTTTTTAATGATGAAGATGAAACTGCTGAAGTATTGCATAATACTTTATTTAAAATATTTAAAGGCCTGGATTCGTATAATGATACATTTAGATTTACTACGTGGATTTATACAATTGCAAAAAATGAGGCACTATTACATAAGCATAAGTTAATTAAAAATTATGCTATCAGAATTGATAATATGACTCGACCTTTAAATATTGAAGATGATAGTGTTTTTAATTTTGATAAAGAAATATACATTGAGTCTCTATATAAAATGACAACTGATGAATTGCAATCTCTGCCGGACGGTATTGAAAAATCAATTTTAGTAGACAAGGAAATTCATTCAATGAAAGGCGATGCAATTGCCTCTAAATATAATATGAATTTGAATACAGTTAAGACTAAAATTAGAAAGGCTCGAAAGATGCTAAAGGATTCTGTGCTTATTAAAAATCCACAAATGAAAGAAAATTTAACTACTTATTTTTAAATTATGAAAGATTTTATTAATCCTGTTACTTTTTATGAAACTATTGTAATCATAGTTAAAAATTTAAAAAATTTTATTTTTTATAGAACCAAAATGTCAGCTATCAATAAAAGTGGAGTTCTAAAACAGACAGGTTTAAGATTAGACCTTCGAGCTAGGGCATATTACGTATTAAATATTGAACCTGAATTATTAATGATGGGCCAAGATACACTAGAGTTAGAAAAAAGTAGAGTATTTGAGTCATTAACTAAAAAGAAAGAACTTTTTGAAAACCATAATTTAACTGAATTAATTGAGGCAAAAACTGACCGAATTAAAACCTCTGACTACTATGCCTACCTAATTCAAATTAAATATAGACCCATGGCTACTGTTTCAAACCATATATATGTATTAAGCTGGTTAACCTGTTTAGGTTTTATTGCCTATTGGATATACCTAGGTTTTTTAAATTACAATGAAATCCAAACCGGATTAGGGGACTTGCTTAATAAAAAGTAAATAAATAACTAAAAAATAAATTATAAATGAAATTTATAGATCAACACTTTACTAAAATTGTAATTATCATATTGTTTATTGCCTTTATACAAACCTGTACAATTTCACGAAAGTCTTCAAGTTTAGAAAAGCAGTCAAAAATAACAAATGCAAGATTAGATTCAATTCAGGCTATCTTATTTACTAAAAATGATATTGCTAAATTAATTGAAATTGAAGGTTTAAAATCTGAAAAAAGAATGATTCAATCAACTGACCGTAAGATATTTGATGTAAATCGTCAAGCCGAAATTGATAAAGAGATTAAAAAGATTGAATCAACTAAGTAATGGGGTCAAATACTGTTAAATATTTTATAATCAGTACATTTGTAACTCTATACCTGTTAGTATCCGTTATCTCTACAATTCACGTAATTAGCTTTTTTGAATTATCAAATCCGCAATGGTTAGCTATAAGCTTGGCTATTGCATTTGAAATTGGAGCAGCTGCCTCATTAGCATCATTAATAACCCTTGATAAAATGAATAAGGGTATTGTATGGGGCCTTTTTATTATATTAACATGCATGCAGGCAATGGGTAATACATATTATGCCTATATTAATTTAGAAAACTTTCAAGGTTGGATTGAACTATTTGGATTAAGTGAAGAGGACCAAATTTATCAAAAACGAATTTTATCAATTGTAAGCGGTGCAATTTTACCAGTCATTGCCTTGGGTTTTATTAAAGCACTGGTTGACTATATTAAGCCAACCCCTGAGCAAATTGAGGTTAAAACTGATAATATAGTTGAGCCTGACATTAAATCAGCAATTCCTATAATAAATAGTATTGAGCCTGATCCAATTGAGGACACTGATACTACTTATATGGATCAATATTTACCAAGCAAACCGGCTGAGCCAGTTGTTATAGATACGCCCGAAATTAATAAAACTCGGGTATCCACTAAACTAACAGATTCAGCCCTTGCAAGAGGGTTTAGTGGTTTAAAAAAACCATTTGACCCATAAAAATATTAACCAATGAATGCCGTATATTACATATAAGGATGATCCTTTAGCCAAAAGAGTTAGTGCAGCATATGCCAATCTGTGTAGTAAATTTCCAAGTAAGAAATTTTTAAAACTAGTAGACCGATGTTTTGCTATTTTTAATGGGTCAAAGAAAGAGGCTAACTTTTGTGAATTAGAAGAGTTTATTTATCCAGTAGATGGACAATTATCAATTAATTTTGAAGTATGTGCAAATGAAACCTTATCAATATTTGATAATGGATTAGATGATATTAGTTCATACACTGCATCTGGGACTCCATCTAATTATCCACTTGGAGCTGACGCTGAATATATTGAATCGGTTGGAAATGGTACAGTTTTTTACTTAACGGCAAATGACCGAAACTATGCTAGAGGCTGTATACTATATGTAACCTATCCATCGCTTGATAAAAACGGAGATGATATATTACCAGCAGATCATGAATGTAACTTAATATTAACAAATAGAACTCTTGAAACCTATACAGTTTCATTACATCAGTTTTTCGCTCATTTCTCTAATCCTGAAACCAGGGGAGCGGATAGTTTGATAAATAAAATAGAGATATTTAATCCAAATGATAATTTTAGTATTAAAGTAACTGGATTAATTGTATATGTAAAAAGTAATGAAGACCCAAGCGATTGTGCTTGTTAAAAAAAAGATAATAAAATGATCGGACCTCCTGCTAAATTTTTAAGAAAACATACCTCTGCTGAGAATTCAACAAATTATACCCCAGCTTTTACTGACCTATCGGGTTTCGGAAGCTCAAATGGATCAGTTGGTTCATGGACTCCTCTGTATTATGGTGTACATAACTATAGTGCTGCTCAAACAATTTCAGTATGGACAGTTGAACAAGGAACTGCTGGAACTGGAGTAAGCGTTTATGTATCTCAAGGAGGTACGTTTTATGCAAATATTTCAAAATTAACGGTTGGAACCAGTGGACCAGTTACGTTACTCGGTACAACAAATACTCAAGTTTCTCTATAATGGTACCAGTTTTAACCTTTGGTCAAAGACAACAAGCACTAACCGGTCTTCCATTTTATGGAAAATCTGACTTTAATTTTGTTGCCTCAAAATCACCATTCAGTAATGGTATTTCAATTAAATTACTGCCGTTGGCTGATTTATCTAGACCTGAAGTGGTTGCAACTGATGAATTTGATATGGATCTTAGAGCTCTAAACAATCAATTTAAAAAGGGCTCTAGAATTACTGGTGTAAAAATTAATTCAACATTTACCAATAAGAAAAAGGAACCAACTATGATAATTGGTAAATTTGAAGGCATGACAATAGATAAAGGAACCAAGACAATTCGAGCATTTATTACTGATCAACAAACCTTCAAGAAAGTTGAAGTTTATCCAGAAAGTTTAAACCGATTAACTGAATCCAAATCATACCTAGCGAAAACCTTCCTAGCATTTGTGATATAATTATCTAAACAACTCAATTAATTATGATAGAAGAAGAACAACCATTAGATGAGGCTGCGCTTTTTTTGGAAAATCAAGATAAGATTTACGGAAAAAATGTTGATATTAACCAGGCAATTAAAACTGCTCAAACTGCTCAACCTGCTCCAATTACTTCATTAGGTAATGCCTTAACTCCAATGCTAGAGTCTACAATTGGTGGACCAAATGATTCACTTTGGAAAAATGTGCCAATTGAAAACCTGCCAAGTAAAGGCCTATTTTATCCAGCAGACGCGGAGATTACGATAAAAGCCGCAACCGTTGCTGAAATTAGACACTGGTCTACAATTGATGACTCTGACATATTAGATATTGATGATAAACTAAATTATGTTATTGAGAAGTGCAGTCGATTTAAAATAAAGGGTGGAACTTCATGGTTATCATGGAGAGATATTTCAGAATTAGACAGAGTTGCTATAATTTTTCTAATTCAAGAATTAACATTTCCGGCTGATCAAAATTCATTATTTTCAGAATTTGAGTGTACTGAATCATGTAAAGGCCAGGTTAAATGGAAAGACTCTGTCAAGATTAAGAGTTCAATGTTAACCTTTATAGAATTACCTGAAGAGATAATGAAATATTATTCAGCTGAATATCGATGCTTTGAAGTAAAGTCAGAAAAATTAAATGAGATTTTTTATCTATACATGCCAACAATTGGAGCAATTGAAAGGTTAAGAGCCAGAATTGCTGAGGCTCGATCTAAAAATCGAAAACCTGATATGGCATTTTTATCAGTAGCGGCCTATTTAATTCAAGACTGGCAAGCATTTACTCAACAAGAATATTATAACTTGGTTAATACCTCTTACGCTTGGCATATTAATAAATTTACATTTATTAAAAAGTTTACTGAATTAATAGAAAATGCTAGAGAATCGGTTGTAAGTACAGTTTGTCCAAATTGTGGAAACAAGGTAACATCACCTCTTTTTACACAGTCCAGCTTCACGTTCAGGGATTTTTTCCTTATTTCAGGTGGACTTGACGAACTTATTTGATATTAACCGGATTCTGGCAGTGAAGCTTAATCAATCATTTAATAGTCTATATGAATTACCTTATTATGAATATATGTACTATTTAAAACTTTTAATAAATGAGACTAGTGAAAATTCAAATGAAGTCTTTGAACTTGAACCAAACCGGCCAACGTAATTAGCCAGTTTGGTTTTTTTATTATAAATAACAAAAAGAAATACTAAATTATTTAAGTAAATGGCTAATTCTAAGGAAATCGTAATTAAGATAGAAGGAGTAACTGACTTGGCTGCAAGTGGCGGAGCCCAAATAGTTGAATGTAATAGTACTGGAAAGTCAAATATGCTTGGACCATTAGCTAAAGGTCTTAACCAAAACTCAACATGGAACGCTACCGTTTTAAATGATAAAGGTACAGTTACAATTCCTAATATATCAATTTCTACATACTATTTAATACAGTTAGTTGGTACTCTGCCTGCTATAGTTAAGTCAGATGACCTTAATAAATCAGGTGAAGTTGTATTAAAAAGAGACCCTAACACTGTTCTTGCGGAGCAGGAGGTGATTACCGATAAATTTGTTAAACCACCAGATGAGATAGAGGAGACCCCTGCTAGCACAGAGGACGGTGCCAGATTTGAATATGAAATTAATAATGATGTAAAAAAATCCAGAGTATCCGTTTCATTATACGGAATACTTCAACATAATGGAGTAATAGTAGACGATAAATTAATAGGAACTAGCGAAATCAAAAAATATAAAAAAGGTGACACTGGTGCAGATAGTATAGAGGTTATTGCCTCTGAGTTAAAAAGGCAAATAATTTATGATTCTCAAAATTTTATTCAATATAAGTATGATACTTATATTGAAACTGATAAAGTCAAAGAACGAAATGCTAAAAAGAGTGTACCGTCTAAAGTAACAAAAGCCGAAGCTGAAGCTATTACTAAGGACTTATGGAAAAAAATTGAAGCAAAGCGCGCACAAGACATAACGCCAACTAATGTAATTAATACAGAGAATAAAGCCAACAGCCAATCCAATACCAAAAAAGGAGCGCTTAATTTGATGAAAATAGAGGGCGGCCATAATCTATTAGACGCGGACCCAGCTGCATTTTATGAAAAAATAGATAAGACTGGTAAAGAGCCTAAGGTCGAACAAATTCCTTCAAATAATCAGTCAACTAATATATCCAAGATAATTACTGATAATTCAGTTAAACAAGATAAAGATGGAAATATAATTACCTATTCAAATTCAAAAACTCAAAATATATCTAACAATAGCTCAAATGAAATAACTAATTCTATAGTCAAAACAGGTAGCCCTTCATCTGATGACAAATATAAAGATGCAGCAAAGGCAAATATTAATACCTATCAAGAATCTCAAAAGGTTCTGAAAGATGCACTTGGAGATCCTACGATAGATAAAGCGGGTAAAGCTGCAATAAAAAAAGAACTTGCTGCGGTAACTGCCACTCTTAAACAAGAAATAGCTAATTACAATAAAGAGTATCCTGATGATAAAACATACCAATCCGCTGGGGCTAAAGCAAATGTTACTAAAACAAATAAAAAAATATCAGCTGAGGCAAAAACTGAAAAAAAGGCTGAAACTAAATCCGCTGATGCCAAAACCGGACAAAAACTTGCTGAACCGGCTAAAACTGCTTTAGATAGCAAACAAAAAACTGAATCTGGTAAATCAGCCGACAGTGTATTACAGCAGCTTAGTGGAATGGATGATAAAAAAGATCCAGAGGTTAAGTCTAACACAAGTAGTTCAGTTGAAGATATTCAAAAGATTATTAATCAAGAATTAGATTATGACCCTCGTACAGATGCTGAAATTACTGATACAGTTAAGTCTGACTCTGGTATTAGTGCTGCTTCTGAGAAGTCAACGTTAAAGAACCAACCCCAACCTAAAATCAAGGTAAAAAAAGAAAAACAGAGTACCAAATCCATATTGGAAGAGAAGCCTAAGGCTATTGAATCTAAAACGGTTAAGGAATTAACTGCACTTAACAATAATATACAAAATTTAAACAAAAACCCAGTCAATATTGATAACGGGAGCCAAATTACAAATACCAATACTAATAATAATAATACTAATCCAGTTGACCTTTATAAGAATCCTCGACCTGCGTCCAAACCTGGTAGCATGGCTAAAGAAACAAAAGAGAAACCTGAACCGGTTGATAATTCACAATCGGCTCTTAATTCTCAACTATTACATGCAATATACGATTTACTAAGTACCGGAATAAAAGTAAAATACTCATAATGAAATATCTAGACCAAATAAAGAAAATCGTATTAAATTACGATAAAATTCAGCAATCTTTAAATTTATTAGAAGAACAGGCTCATATACTAAATTTAAGTAAAAATGCAATTGAATTACAGTTAGCTGAAGTAAAAGAGTCAGAACGACTCCTAATAGATAAAATAAAGTCTGAAACTGGAGAAGTTCCTGACTTTTATAAAATTTTACAAGAATTACAAAAAGTATGATTTCAAATTTTATAAATTTATCAAGTTATTGTGTACTTGAATTTAGAGCAACCCCAATTGGCGATGCAAATCCACCATTATTAACTTCACAATTTTATCTAGTTGATAATAAACACTTAGGTATTAAACAAATTTATAATACTGATGGATATTCAGCAACAACTCGCAATACTAGAAATTTTAGTCTTATTGGACTAGGCGGATCTAAGTTAATATATAATGATATTACATTAATCCCAATGTATTCAGATTTTGATCCATTAATAACAGAAACCACTGTTTCTAGTGAATTAAGTATTAATATGGTAATGGACACAATGCGATTTCATTTTGCATCAGGTTTTAATTTTACTGACGTTGAACATATAATTGTTGGAGCCCGTCATAAACTTAATAATATTACTCAAATCCAATTAGCCAATATTATATTAAATGCAGTAACCACTGCCGCACTTTTTAGTTATAATACCCGACCTCTATTTTTAGCCAATACAATATATGATAAGTATATTGATATTAAAATTCCATCAATTCCATGGCTAGATGCAGACTTTAAACAGTTTGGAGCCAGTTCATTTGAACATGCAATAACTGGTGGTATTGGTTTCATTAAAAATGCCCCAATTACAGTATTTTTAGCAGAAGCGACCCAATCTGATTACTTTGCACCAAATAATATAACATATGAGCAATATCAAATTACTCAATATTATGAAGGTTCAGTTTCGCAAATTAATAAATTTGATACACTAGGTTGCCAAATTGCCGAGGCAGAGGACGGCGACTATATTGAATTTTTTGCAACCTGGAATGGAGCATTTCCAGATTCATTAATTGCAACCCTAAATGAGAGTGGAGCTGATCAAGAATGGATAATATCACATCAACTGACTATATACGAACATATTGGTTCAGATATTGTGCTATCTGGAAATTCTTTAATTTATCAAGAGTCTAATTTTGATACCCCATTAACCTATCGGCCTATATTAAAACAGGCTGGCTTTGCGGTAGCAATGTCAATTGACTATATAATGAGATTAATCAATAAAAAAAATGGGGACCAAGTAATAAAAAGTGCCTCAATGAGTATTATTAATCCAAACCGATATGGTAAAAAATTAGAAAAAATTGAATTATTAAACGGCCCGCAGTCAATGCGAATATACAATAAAATTGAGCAAAAAAACTTTGAGACCAATGCAATTTTTTCAGGATCAGTACCGTCAATAAGCACAAGTGCTCCAAGTACTACACTCTTAACTAATCAAATTACGTTATTAACCTCTCAAAGAGATACACTACAGGCCCTATATACTAGTGCCCAAATTCCAATTACGTCGGTTATTAAACAGATAAGTATTCAATTAAGTAGCGGTAATGCACTATCCCCAATTGGTGAACAGCTTATTTATGGACAAGGTCGAGCGGTGTTAGTAATTGATCCAGTTGATAATTTAATAAAATTAACACTTTATAAAAAAGAAACTCTAGGTACCTCAATACTAAGTTTAGCCCCAATAAATTTAGTGGCTGGATTTAATAGCGTAACATTTAAATTAACATTCGGTACCACTAACGATTTTATATTTTCAAATACTTCAATTGGTAACATATCTAGTTTGGCAAACGGCGAACTTTTATTTAGAATTCCAAAGGTTCAGGCTAAATTACTATTAGAGAATTCAGAGAATACGTTTATGGTAACCAAAGTTGACCCACTTGGAACCGAAACTCTTATGTATACTGGTACCTGGTTATCATCATCTGATTACCAAGCCGCAAATACCGCGGTTGATATTGCCAGAGAAAATGCCGTAACCGCTGCTGCCTTAGCCACTGCCCTTGCAACAATTAATACATTAAATCTTGAAAAGAGTTTATTAACGACTCAGAAAAATGCAGCAATTGCACAGAAAAATACAGCAATTGCAGAGAAAAATACAGCAGTTACGGCATTTGCAACGCATATGGCAATACCGCATAATACCGGAACTGGCGGCGGTCCGCCGCCACCGACAACTACAACAACTACGGCGCCAGCAATAGTTGAAGCAATTTCAGGATTTGGTCCACAAACCGGAAACGTTGGATCAACGGTTGCCTTAAGTGGAAATTTTAATTTTGGCAACCCTGGAACTATTAAGGTTGGAAGTACCCCAGCGGTAATTAGCCTGCTACGTCCAAATGATAATGCGATTAACTTCACTATTCCAGCTGGTGTAAATATTGGAACAGGTAATCTGTCAGGTACTCCAAATTTAATATATTATACTGGTTCAAATGGAAGTGTTAGCACAAGTGCAGGTCCATTTACTGTAACTGAACCTGCTAATACAACTACAACGGTTCACTATCATGTATATGTAGGTAATAGAACTGGATCAGCTGGTGCATATACCTATGCTGACTGGCCAATGGACAGTCCGACTACAATGTTCTATTACAACATGTTTGAAATACAAACGGAAATAATGGTTAATGGAGTTGGACAAGGATTTAGCAATCCAAGTACACAAAAGGTATTTATGAGGTCTCCAGCTAGTACATATTCAGGGTTAACCCAGCTTCAAATAACTGGACCAAATCCAGCGGCTGCAGTATATGTAAACGGTCTATCATATGATAGTGGATGGGTTAGCGGAACCTTTACCATGCTTAAAACTGATAGATTTAAAATAATTAGAAGCTCTAGTACAAGTAACAATGCCACAAGCATATCAGATTCGGTTTGGTTAACTGATGATCAGATCTATCGTAGAAATTACACAAGCGGCCAATTTGGATATAGTGCTCCATATAACATTGGATTAGGAAACGGGCTTCCATATAGTGCACAAGTTTCAAATGGATATATCTATTTTACTGAGGAGCAGTTATCTGGTAAAACGATACATATTTGGTCTGGCGCAAAAAGCGCATATTAAAAAGCTAATTTATTATAAAAAGCCATAGATAAATAAAGTTAGAGAATATATTAAATAAATAATAAAAAAGATAACTAGTTCAATGAACAGTCTCATACAAGAATTAACAACAGAGTTAAAATCAAATACTCAAATCAAAGATAGTATTGTCGTAAAGGTAGTATTAGAGTCAATTAATAATTCAGTACTATTAGGAGTCTCTTCTTCTGATGTATTGGAAAATGCACTTTCTACACTTGACCAGTTAGCCCAGGCTACAGTTAATGAAAACTTAAAAGAGGTGGTTGCTAAATTTAAAAAAATGGCAGTAAAACCTACACAAAGACTTCAAAATATGGCAAAAGAGGCTGGCATATCAATAAAGATTAAGGCCTTAAAAGAGTCAGCGATGTATGGAGATCCAACTTTTAAATATACAATTTCTAAAATTGAAGAAAAGTTAGCCGGTATTCCAGAGTTTAGACTAATTGGAGTTATTTCTGAAGCATTAACACCGTATTCATATGACAAGAATGTTGCCGATACTATTTCTGAATTAGCAAAATATGTAAATGAAAATCGTGCAAAATTAGAGGTAATCAATGCAATATTTGAAATGAGACAAACAAGTTCAATGATTTATAGCGAATCTATTGCAGAACTTGAAAATTCATTATTAGAAAATTCATATAGTTCAGATACGCTTAAGATGAAAATGCGTGGAAAATCTACACTACCTATTGTAAATAGACTTATTAATACCTTAAGTATGGTTGAGTCTAAATTATCAGGTAAATTTAATATTGGACTAGGAAATGGAGATGCAAAAGTTAATTCAATTATTGCTCCGTTCTGTAAAATATCAGAGTCAGAAGCAGTTGTTTTTGTAGATAATAAGTTTATTAAATTAACTGAAGAGGATAGCCCTAAGCAGGTAGAAATTTCAGACCTTGCTGAATTTCCAGAATTTGTTGAAGTTTGCGAAGCTTTTGCAGGTTTAAATTTCCAGGAGCAAGATAATTCAATTGTTACAAACGGTAGAAATTTACAAATTAAGTTCTCAATAAATGAAAATGGTAACTTAACCCTATTTGTTAATAATAATATAGTTGAAGACTTAACTAAAATGAACTTGTCTGAATTATTTGTTATGGAACAGTTTGAAACTCGTTCTAAATTAACAAAGATATTTAATTCATTAGACACTATTGTTAATTTGGAATTTGCTAAGAAAATCGTAAATGAAAGATTAGATAAAGACTCATTGGTATTTACACTTGGAGAAACTCTTTATATCTTTGAAAAGTTAGGTCAAACCAGACTTATCAAGAAAATGGATGGTTTACAATTTCATAATTACGTAATGGAAAATTTCAAATATGATGTTAGCGAACTATATTCAATTCAGTTAGAAGATAATGAATTTAAACTTCGTGAACTTGAAGAAGATAAAAAGATAATTGAGTCAGACTTATCTAAACTAGAATTATCAATTTCTAAATTAGAAGAAGCCTTAACCGACTCTACTTTATCTGAAGAGTATCAAACGCAATTATCTGATCTTAAAGTTTCAATTGAAAAGAACGTAAACTCTCTTAAGAATCACTATATTCAATTAGATCAATCGAAAAAAAAAGCATAAACGAGGCTGAGTCGATTACACTAGTTTCTCCAAAAACTTCAAAATATAGTGTTGGAAAACGGGTTGTACTAAATGATAATACTTCAGGTACAATTATTGGAATAGATGCAGTTAGTGGAACTTATCTATTAATGACTTCAGATAACAGGTCAATTCGGGTTAAAACCTCAGATATTGAAAGTTTAGAAAAACCCAAGGATAATGACTATCAAATATCTGGAATTAATCCAGATAAAACTGATGAACTTTCAATTAAAGATACTCCATTTGATTTAAACCAAGACAAGTAATTATAGTATAATAGTCTAAACATTATAGAAAAATGGCAGACGTATTATGCTCAATTGAGGAAGCTAGAGAAGCTGGAACTCTTCAAGTCTTTGAAAAAAAGACTAAATATCACGAATATAAATTTCTGGTTAGGTCAGAAGAAGAGATCAAATTCAATGTTTCTCAAAATATCTCAATGAAGCCGACTGGTGGAGAGTATTTTAAACCATTATTTTTACCTCACTATGCACAGGACGGTAATCCATTAAGCCTGGATGATCTTAATCAAGAAGATACTTGGTTAGATGCTGGAGCCCATATTGGTATATTTGCAACCCGACTACTTACCCAATTTCCAAAAATTAAAAAAGTTTATTCATATGAGCCGTTTCATAATAATGTAGAATTTGCTCAACAGAATATTGAAATGAATGGTGTACAAGATCGTTGCGAAATTATTGAAAAGGCTGTTGTACCTGGTGACGAAACCTCAGTAGACTTTTTTCTTTCTCAAGATTCAGGTAAACACTCAGTTCATCCAGTAAAAGGTAGAAAAGTAATGACTGTGCCTGCTGAGAATATTAATGAAGTTCTTAAAAAGGTTAACTGTGTAAAGATGGATATTGAAGGTCTAGAATATGAGATGATTAAGTCAATTACTGACTGGAGTAAAATAAAATTATTTATTGTAGAATATCATTTTCATTATAGTTGGCTACTTGAAAATCGCACTCAAAAGTTTAATGAAGTAATGTCAATTATGGAAAATAACTTTGATCGTATTTTTGTAAACCGAAATGCTGGAACAAGTAAGCATTTCATAACTCACTTTGCTGGATTTAAAAATGTGTAAATGGAAGTATTAAAAGTAATTGAAGAGGCTAGAGAAATTGTAGAGTCAATTGGTGAAACTTGCCCAGTCTATGTTGGATTTGAAAAATCTGAATATATTGTTACTGGCAAGCAGATGCAAAAAATCGCCGAGGCTCTTTATTCAGCAGACTGTGAACTTTATAATATATTAAATAAAACTTAATTATCTAAATAGTATAACTAGATATGCAAACTACTGAATCTAAATCTTTATATGCTTATTTTGGAGAATTAGGTTTATTTAGTGGAAATATTCCAGGCCATACCTTTTATCAATTAGGTTTACTTGACTCCATTTCTGAAAAATATGGAGTTAGCCGATTTGATTTTTTAAACTATATAGATGATGCTCCGCCAGTCGATATGGTTCCAATTTTTGGAGATGGTAAATTAGGTTCAATATTTCATACCTATAGCAAAAAATTAATTGATCATTACCGAATAGGCTTTAATCGAGTTATTTCTAATATTGAGGATAAGCGGTATTCAAAATTATTTCTAAAAGCCAGATTTCGTAATTTATCAACTCTTGAAAAAAAATTAACGGATGCTTCAAAATTTGAAAAAATTATTGAAGTTGCAATTAACTCAGGTTATGACCCAAAAGATATTGTAGTATTAGATACTGACCTTTCACTTAGTGAATCTTTTATTGCCAGACTGGCTGAATTAGGAATCACTAGGGAAATTCCATCAATTACAATACCTGGCATAGGCAAATCATTTTTGAAAAGTTGCATGGATCTACATCAAAAGTCAAGTGTTATTAAGCCAGCGAATCTTATATACTATGGAAATTTATCATTTGAAAATTATAAATCTGGCCACAGTAAAAATACAATTATTAATGATATTATTAATAATGTAGACCATATGACACTATTTAGCGGTGACTCTTTTAAAATGACTGTTGCTGCAAAGTCAACTCCTGAACTTGAGCAATGGATTAATTCAACTAAGTTGGTTAAGTTATGCCCTAGAGAGAACCGTAAAGATATTTGGACTGCGCTGGAAAATTCACTGGTTTCGGTAAATGTAAGTAAAGATCTCTATTTAAAAGAAGGTTTTATTCCAGCCCGGGTATACGAATCAGTTATATTTGGAACCGTTCCAATTTCATATAAGGTTGGAAGCCAGCCTGCACTAACCTTCAATACAGTATCTGAATTTGAAGAAATTTGTAAATTTCTAAAAGACTGTTCCGGGGCTGACTATTTTAAAATACTTAGCCAAATAGCAGATTCACTTTAATTAATATTTCACTAATAAATAATAAAAAGTATTAATGATTAATGAAATTTATAACATCATCGACTGAATTTTTTGAACTTCATAATAATCCTAAATTAATTAAACTTAGGGAATCTATATTAGCAGTTCCTATTGAGAATTGGAAATATATCAGTACTCTTAAATTTAAACAAGCTAAGGAAATTTCTAAACAAGAGGCCTGGGCCATAACTTCTCACCAAATATACCTATTAGAAAATTTTGATAGAATTTCAGATATTAATAGAAATGAAAGCTTACTAACCAGATATGGATATAATTCAGTCTCTTTAACTCTAGAAGGAGCATATTTAGAAACGCTTGAATCACTTGAATCTTTAAATGAAAGTTTGTTCTCTTCAGTTAAAGACTTTTTATCTATGATGACCGATGGCGGCACGCCAATGGGTGTATTACATTTTGTATTAGATATTATTGGAATTATTCCAGGCTCATGGATTGGTTTTCCTAGTGATGTTATTGCAAACTTATTAAATGCACTAATTTATGCTTTTCAAGATAAACCAAGTTATATACTAGCTTTTTTGAATCTTGCATTTGCATTTTCTGGCCCAATTGGAGCGGGTTTTAAAACTTTATTTAAACCGTTTATGGTAGGCGGAGAAAAATTAATTGCTTTAATATTTAAGGGTTCAAGTTCAGCAGCATTAAGGGCTGGAGTAATGGACTTTAAAGCTGGTGCACTTGCTATTGATAAAGGAGCGGCAGCCGGTATTATTCCAAAATTTGGAGACCTATTAAAAGGAGTTGGGACATTTATTATTACCACTGGCCTAAAGATAATTAAATCATTAATTTCAATTATATCTAGTGCAGTTAAATTTGTATCGGTCGGTATAATTGATTTAAAAAAACTATTACCAGTAACTAAATGGATTGATGAACTTGTTATTAAAGCAACCGCTGCTGGAAAAGCCTCAACTGAAGCTGGTGAACTTTTACTAAAACAAGATGCCCAATTAGTGGCTGGTGCTGAACGCACGGCCGCTGCTGGTTCAGCCTTATCCAAGGATGCAGCTCTTGCTTTAGGTAAAGATGCAACAGCTGCTGCCGAAATTGAAGCTAAAACATCAAAAGCCCTTGGTGATCTTGAAGGATTAAGTGCAAAGATTGAAAATGATATTCTAAAATCTGCTGAGTATGAAGCATTTTTGCTAGCCAAGCCAGGCGAAGCAATTAAAGCACTGTATAAGAAATCTGCCACTACTGAAAAATTAATAGGCGGCGTTCTTAATACTAAATCAGCAAGTTCAATTGTAAATTTAATGAAAGAGACTAAAATATCTAGTGAACTTGTAAAAATGGGCTGGAAGCCAGGTGAAGCTGCTCTAGTTAAGGCAATCAAAACTGGAGACGCTGCTACTATTTCTAAATTATTTGGTCAAATGGCAGAAAATCCTAAAATTATGGAACAGATTCTGTTAAAGGAACCTCGGGTTGCAGCAACATTATCTATATTTAAAGAGGCACCTGAGGCCTTAATTGCTGGAACTAAAAACCTTAAGGCTATTCAAAAAACTCTTACTAAATTAACTGGTGGCTTGGCATATCGTGGAATTACCCTAAAAGCCCTTATTGGATTTGTTTTAAAACAGTGTATGAAAGGCGAATGTGCACAATCTATAATAAATGGAGGGCCTGATAAAATTTTATCAAATGTATCAGCCGCTGCATCTGGCGCAGCAACCTCTGCCTTAATGAGTTCAATGAATGAACTATTATCTAACGTTACAATAAATGAAGAATCTGATCCACTTTCTGAAATAAGTGCAGCTGATCTTGAAGAATTTAAAACCAATGACCCTGAGCAATATCAGATATTATCTAAGCAAATAGCTGATGCCAAATCGGCTAAGTCAAAGTTAATTAAAGAAACTAACGCTGACCCATGCCAATTGGAAAGTAACTTAGCTGAGGCTAAGACTGGTGTTGTGTTAAAGTGGCATCATGCATATCAAGAAGGAAAGGTTGTAACCAATTTAGTTACACCTGAGGATTGGGAACAATCCGGCCTAAATGAATATAGCAAATCATTTCTTACCCTAGTCGGAGAAGATTCTAATATTGATGCACAGCATCCAATATCTGCATCGGATCCTTATCATGTAGCATATTTATCAGAGATATTTGACCATAAATCTGGGTCAATATTAATTAATGAAACTGATAAGTCTAATTTAGATAAAACGCTTGAAGAATTGGTAGAGGAAGGATCATTAAATCCATCTAAAAAAGAAGAGGTTAAGAAAGAAACTCTTGATCATTGGAAAAATGGAACAGTACCAAAGTCATTTGGTCTTGATGATGTTAAGTTAGATGAATCTTTTTTTAAAATTGGAAAATTAATAACACGTAGATGATAAGACCATTTGATGAGTTTCAAGTTCATGATATTTTCTCTAAAAAAATTGCCTTAATTGGAGAAAACCATAATATTCCTGACCTATTTAATAGTGATGCAAAGATTAGCGTACAAATTACCCCAAATGAATATTCAACACATCAAGTATTTAATAGATTAGCCGGCTCAGACTTAATTCCAGGATTTGTAGGAGACCGATTTAAGGCTATGAAATTAAGGACACCAATTTCAGTAATTTCTCCAAACTCTACTATTCAAACTTTTCCAACATTTAGACACCTGAATAGTGCAAATTTATTAAAGGGTTCAATTTATTTTAGTAAACCAAAAATTGATACTCAAATTCAGGTTGCTACATATGAAGGGCGTATAATTGGAGCTAGAGAAATAATTGACGGCAGGCCAATTCATTTAAATATCTCTCGATATCCTGAGATTCCAATATTATCTCAAATTTCTGAAAACTTATATTCTAAATTATCATCGGAATTTTCTAGATTTAGAATAGGTTTTACTAAATCTGGTCCAATCCTATTGGCAATGGAAAATTTTAAATTAAAAACACCTGAGCTTGTTGATTTATATTTCCAAGCATATGAATCTAAACTTGGAAAAATCCCAAACTGGTATAGACACCAAACCTCTAAATCATTAGTTGAAAAATATTTAAGTGAGTATATTAATAGAGAGGAGATTTCCAAGAAGTGTCCTTATCTACTTTAATAACTAACTATGATTAATACATTTGAAAAGTTCGCTAATCGTGACTCTAAAAAAAAGAGAGACAGTGCAGGAATTGCAATAATTTACAATTCAAAAAATTCTAAACCTAAAATTTTATTGGTTCATGCAACCAATGGTAGCTGGGCCAAGCCAGTTATGGGAATTCCCAAGGGTAAAATAGAGGATGGCGAATCTCCAGAAGATGCTGCAGTTAGGGAAACATACGAGGAAATTGGCATACTGATTAAGCCTAATCAAGTAGAGCCACATACTGAAATAATTCAGGTATATTCTGGCAAAACGGTTATTAATAATATTCACTATTTAATTTGTAATATCGATAGCCTATCTGAAATTGGCTTAACTGGTTTAACCGTGCCTAAATCACAATTACAAAGTGGCGAAATTGACTGGGCTGGGTTTATTGATATTGAGCTAGCCTATTCTAAAATAGCAGCAGCTCAGCGAATAATTTTAGATAGATTTTCCTGAAACTTGCCTATTTTTTTTAGTAAGATAATCTAAATATTAAACTAAATAATTTATGAAACAAACAAAAGACCTAATTACTGATTCACTAGTAATGGATGCGCCTGATACTGAAATAGTTGCAGGACCTGAGTCATCTACCGAAACTACCACTGAGCCTGAGGCTAAAGAAATGTCAGAAGTTGACAAATTAATTAATAAGCGTACTGGCTATTGGGCTGTTAATTTAGACTTGGCTGATTTAAAATGGATTAAAAATGGCTGCAATAACAAATTTCCATTTACTGGTCCAAATGAGGCTTTTATGTTAATGAATTGCTACTTAGGATTTGCCTCTGCAATTGGAACGCTAGAGGCAGCAACGAATAGCGGAATTGATAACTCTACTGCAAATTTATCAGCATCTGCAATTGAAGCCTGTGCCTTAATTTTAAATAGATATGATGGCTCTGGATTAGATACTGCTCAACGAGTATTTAGAATTGCAATTGCATTAAATAATGTAATTATGGAAATGAAATCATTAGATTCTCAAATTGCAAAATTACGAGAAGCTGAAACCACTCCAGACTCTAATTAATGGGATATCATAAGCGATTATTAGATATTGATCTAATTAAATTAGCAGCAGCTTCATCTAGCCATGAATTATTTGAAAAATACATGACTGCTGCAGATGCCTATTCATTTATGGATACTGAGTCCTCTATTCTTTGGGATAAATATTCAAATGGAAATGCTAAAAATAGACTAAAACTCTATAATACAATTAAACTAATGTAAAATCGTTTTATTTCAAATTAAAAAGCCGCATTAGCGGCTTTTTTTGGTAAGATCCTTTAATAGTCGTTTGGCATAGTCAACTGGCCTTTGAATTGCAGTTTTTCTAATATCAGGTAATATTTTAAATAAATTTCTTCCTGGAATTGAATTTACCTCTAACATGTAGATTTCGCCACTTTGATCTATTAAAAAATCCAATCCAACTTCGCCAATCGGACCAGACTTTTTATCTAAAATATCAAATATTACCTGTGATGAATCTCTAATTGACTGGGCAATCGGGCCGTCTATGTCTTGGTTAAATATTGATTTTAAAATATTACTTAGGGTTTCTTTACTGCCGCCTTGATGTAAATTTGCTGTAATTTTACTGGGCTTAGCCAATCTAACTGCCATACCTGTTCGTATAGGTTTTTTAGCCTTATCTCGTTGATATATTACCCTAACGTCAAATACTCCTCCGTTATATTGAGGTAGAGCAATACACTCCTGAATAATATAGGTTCGGCCATTAGACCTCATGCTTTTACGAACTTCATCAATACGGTCTACTAAATTTAAGTCAGTTGCCGTGGTTGACTTATCTAAATATTTAATTAAATAGCCTGACTCTTTTTTAGCTACCTTAATTATACCTTTACCGCCGGATCCAAATCTAGGTTTAATAATTGCTTCTGGGTAATTACTCATAAACCTAATAAGATTAGATTTACTGTATTTTTGGGTATGCGGAATCTTTAATTTGCCAAGGTCTTCATTTATTAAGGTTTTGTGTGTTAAATATTTATCAAGTGAAACTTTTCTAAAATCTGGACTGTTTAGCGGAGTACACCCAAGATTTAATAAAAATCGGGTATTTGAAGTTTTACCGGTATTGGTTTTATTTTTAAAGCTTCTATCATAAAATACCGCAGGTAGTCCTCTAACTGATGAGGTCCAATCATCATTAACTAGGGTCCAGGCAGTACAGCCAGTTGAGGTAAAGTCAGTAAATACAAATGCATCAATCTCTGAGTCATTTGCATATTGAATTAATTCTTTAAAATAGCCGGTTTGTTCACCAAATTGAGAGTCCTCACCGGTGTCACCAAGTATCCCAAATGCCTGATCCTGTGCAGTTGAATCTAAATATTCTGCAAATTCAAAAAGATACTTCATATTAATTTATTTATCTCTACTGTGTTCTATATAAATAACTATGTATAACTAAGATATTATTTAGTTAATTATAAAAAAGTAAATAAATTTATGATATTTAAATCATTTAATCAGTTTATAACCGAATCAAATTCAGCAAGTTTAGTACCGGTTAATGAAGGTATTTTTCAACAGGACGTAGTTTTTAAACTTAAAAAAAGAACAGCAGACGAAGACGGCGGTGAACGTGCTAAGCTTTCAATGATTGCAAAAGTTAATCCACCAAACGGTACTCCTGAACCTGCAGCAATAGAGTTAGTTAGACAAATGGCTCAAGATAAATTAGCAAATGATGCACTATTTAAAGTATCAACGGAAGGTAATATTGTATTTATTACAATAGATAAAAATAGACAAAGATTTGTGATTAATGACCAGGCAATATTAATTGCCGTACTATCATTTAGAAATTCTGATAATTTTGATATGTCAAAGGCCGATAGTTTAAACTTAAAACCGTTTATGATAGCCGGTGATATACAAATTTGGGAAGACAAAGATATGGCTGCCTTATCTAAATTAAATGTAACTAACCCCATTAAACAAGGGAAAAATCAAGAGATTATTGATGATGAGCATAAAGAGAATAAAGAGAATAAGCAGACTGATCAAACTCCAATTAAGTTACCTACTGCTGATTCTGATGTATTGGCATTTTTAAAAGAAAAGCTGTTAGGCGATGCTGGAAAAGTAGTTGAATCAGTTAATGGCACAGTTGCACTTGCTAAATCTGGAATAAAGAGTAGAGAAGTAAAATTTGCCCAGTTAATATTATTAGCTCCTGAATTTAGTAAAGAATTACCTAATATAAAACTTGCAAGTACGCTAGGTTCAGCAGACGGATCCTACGGACCAAAAACAGCAGCGGCATATGGTCTTCTACTTGATGGTAAGTCAGATACTTCACGTAATTCGCTTGAAGTAGCCGACATTGAAAAACTTGCTCAATACTGTACCTTAGTTAAATTAACCAAACCTAGATTACAACAAATATGGGATGCATCTGAGTTAAAAACTGGAGGTGAAGATAAATCCGATACCAGCGGTAAGGACGGGTCATTTACCTTTGTTAATAAACCTTAAATATTTAAAAAAATTCCAAATATGAAACATATAAATTTAACAAACTATGCAATTCTTACTGAGAATAAAAGTAGTGGATACTATTCAGTAACTGAAGCTGATATTGTTGCACCAAAGATTGCGGCAAAACCACTCTCAATTGATGCTGGAGACTCTGAAGAAATTAAGGCAATAAAGGGTGTAATTATTAACAAGACTCCAGTTGAGGCATTTAATGCATTAACCGCAGGAGCTACTGCTTTAGCTGCTTCTACTTCTGTAAAATCAGTAGTTGATATTACAATTGATACTAAAACCTATAAGGTTGACTTAAATAAAATAGCTGATACAAAACCTTCTCAAATTTGGATTGACTATGACAGTGCAAGTCTAAAATTAATTGAAGGCTTAAATTTAGAATATATTACAAATTATATAAGGGAACAAACCGAGGGTATTGGAACAGCTGAGGAAGAACTTGCCTCAATGGCTGGTGCAATATACGCATATTGTAGAGAAAACGGTGGCAATACTAAAGCCGTAATGGCAGCAGTTGCAGACTACTATACTAAAAATAAAGGTCAAGAATTTTATTCAATGTTAGATGATGACTTTGATGGTTCTCCTAAAGTATTAGTTGATGCCTTATTTGGAAAAACTGTTACTCAAGATCAAATTAATACTGCATTAATGGTGGATGCAGGTCAAAGTTTATTAGTTGATTTAACAATTATGTTAGGAACTTGGGGATTAACGGCCCTTAGTGCTGGCGCCGCTGCTCCAGCTGCGGCTGTTCAAACTGCTAGGGTTGGATCTACCTTAAAAAATATATTTACTTTTGGAAAATCCGCAAGGACAGCCAAAGCTTTAGAAACTGGAATTGTTGCAGCTGAAACTGCATTAACTGGAGCTAAGCTACTAACTGGTGCTAATAAACTAAGACAACTAGGCTCTGCAATTAGTCTAAGTGCCGAAGAGGTTAAATTAATACAGGGTGTTAAAAATGCATCTCAGATTAATAGGTTCCTAACTGCAACCAAAGGCGGTTCCATGAGTTTGAATGGACAAAAAATGGCAGCTGAACTTGCAGCAGATTCTCCTGGTTTTTTTAAATCAATTAAGGAGCTATTTAAAATTTCTCCAGGTGTAGTAACCAAATTAGTTGCAGCAGTTGGTGGTCCTAAAACTGCTACATTAATCGCAACTGCGCCTGGAGCAATAGATACTATTCTTGATACCACTGCCTGGGTAACCAGTAATCCAGAAGATGAAAATGAAACTGGTTCAAGTACTGATATTAGCGAAGATGGTATTAATAAACTTGTAAATGCACTATATAATGAGGCTAAGAGCGGAACTTTTGGATATACAGATGGAGGCGCTGAACTTAAAATTGCATTTTTAATGTTGAGTTTAACTCCACAAACATATGAGTTAGTAGATAAAGCCTGGACAATTTCATATGGCGATAAATACGGAAATTTATATGATTCATGTGTTGCTGGAGAATTAGATTTTGATCTATTTGATTTAGTTAATGGCTATTTAGGTAGTTTTGGAAAAGGCGAACTTGCCGGACAGGTTGCAAAACTTAAAGCTAATATAGCTAAGCCAGCTAGCGCTGAACCAGTAAAACCAATAAAGGAGTCAATTACACAAGCTAGGCTAAAAACGTTTAATGATTTTTACAAAAAATAGTTTTACTTAAATAAATTTTTAAAAAAGCTGAAGAAATTCGGCTTTTTTTGTTTTATTTAGTATAATAGTTTTATGCAAAATGATTTTATACAGTTACAAAACTTTATTGAAGAGATGAAATCTAACTCTTCAGTCCTTATAAAGAAAGAGATTCTATTAAAATATGATTCTCCATTCTTAAGAAAAATATTTGAATATACCTATTCTCCATTTAAACAGTACCATGTAACCTCTGCTAATCTTAAAAAGCGATCAGATCTAACCCTAGTATATAACTATAATGACTTATTTCAGTTACTTGATGATCTAAACGATAAGCATGTGACTGGCCACACTGCAATTCAGTGTGTTAATGGTTTTATTGCAACATATCCGGAGTTCTCAAATGTCATCTATGATATTGTTGATCGTAATATAAAAACCCGAGCAACGGCCACCCTAATTAATTCAGTTTTACCTGGAACAGTTCCAACTTTTAATGTAGCCTTGGCTGAAAAATTTGAATCTGCTGAAAAAAAGATAGACTTTGAGACTCAAACCTGGTGGGCAAGCCGTAAACTTGATGGAGTCAGGTGTATTGCAGTTATCGATAAGGCTGGAGAAATAAAGTTTTTTTCCAGACAAGGTAAAGAGTTTTTAACCTTGGCTAATCTAGCTACTGATCTTAAAAAATTAGGCTTAAGGTCAACTGTGCTGGACGGAGAAGTTTGCCTAATGCAAGAGTCTGGTCTTGAAGATTTTCAGGGTGTAATAAAAGAAATTGGTAAAAAAGATCACGTAATTAAGTCTCCAAAATATCATATATTTGACCTATTAACGCTTGATGAATTTGAAAAAGGTATTGGCGAAATATCATTAACTGCCAGGCTGGTAATAATAAGTAAACTATTTGAAGAGGTAGAACTTGAATTTGCCGAGCCACTGTATCAGTTTAAAGTAGAGAGTCGTGATCATTTTGAAGTATTAGTAGCTGATGCATCAGCAATGGGCTATGAAGGTATAATGATTAGACATGATGTTGGGTATGAAGGCCGTCGCTCAAAAAATCTGTTAAAAGTTAAAAAGATGCATGATGCTGAGTATACAGTAACTGGACTAGATTCAGGTATAAATCGTATTATTGATGCAGGTAAAGAGGTTGAAGAGGTTATGTTAAAGGCTGTAATCGTAGAGCATAAGGGCAATACGGTAAGAGTTGGTTCAGGTTTTAATCTTGAACAGCGCAGGTATTATCATCAAAACCCAAATGAAATTTTAGGTAAAATAATAACAGTACAATTTTTTGAAGAAAGTCAAGATATGAAAGGTAATTTTTCTCTCAGATTCCCAGTATTCAAAGGTATATACGGAAAAGCTAGAGAATTTTAAAATATGAAACACAAACGAATAATATTAGTAGGCAAGGCTGCAAGCGGCAAAGACTATATTCGTAAAACATTTGAGGCTCAAGGTTTTAAATATGCAGTAAGCTATACAACTAGACCTCCAAGACCAGATGAAATAGGCGGTCAAGATTATTTTTTTATTAAACAGCCTGATGCACAGGACATGATTGATAAATGCGAATTTTATGAATGGGTTGCATTTAACGGATGGATTTATGGAACAACTAAAAAGCAGTTTTATAATGATGATATTTTTATTATGACACCATCTGGTTTAAATCAATTATCTGAAGATGATAGAAAAACATCAACCGTAATTTATTTAGATATTGATGAAGAGGTAAGAAAACAGAGATTACTGGAGAGAAAAATGCCAGGCGATTCAGTTGAGCGTAGACTTGAGGCTGATCGCGAAGATTTTAAAAACTTTAAAAACTATAATATAAAAATAACAAATCAAAACTTTTAACATGAGCAATTTTGAATTAACAGGGGTAATCATTGAGGCATTTCCAGCCCAAACATTTAACAAAGGATTTCGTAAACGCGAATTTGTCGTTGAGACAGGGGATAAGTACCCGCAAAAAATACTATTTCAATTAGTACAAGAAAAATGCGATATGCTGGAGTCATTTGGTATCGGCGATACTGTTACTGTATCATTTAATCCAAAGGGCCGCGACTGGACTGATAAAACGGGTCAAGTAAAATATTTTACAACTCTTGAAGCTTGGAGAATTAGTGGTCAAAAAAGAGCAGAAATTGGAAACTCTTCTGATGATACCGACTTTGATGATATTCATACATCAGCACCTATTGCTAAATCAACAACACTACTTGATGAGTTAACTGATGATGATTTACCTTTTTAGAATATAATCATGAGGTTTGTAAGTATTGATATTGAGACAACTGGATTAGATCCAGAGTATTGTCAAATTCTTCAAATTGGTGCAGTTATTGAAGATACCGTAAATGTGGTACCGTTTGATCAACTGCCTAAATTTAAGTGTATTGTTGAGCACGCTAAATATACTGGGCAAGCATTTGCGCTAGATATGAATCAACCTATTTTATCAATTCTAGCAAAATTACAAACTTCAAATAAAGAGGATCGACTTGCAATTAGAAGTGAGTATAATATTTTACCTGAATCACTGGTTGCCCAGTCTTTTTCAATGTGGCTAAACTCAAATGGGTTAGGTCCAGTCAATGAGACCACCAGTCAAATTAGCATAACCGTTGCTGGCAAAAACTTTGCAACATTTGATAAATTATTTTTAGAAAAATTATCAGGTTGGTCAAATAAAATTCAAATCAGGCAGCGAATTATAGATCCATCAATCTTATTAATGGATTGGCAGGTTGATAAAAGCTTACCTAATTTACAGACCTGTATGGATCGATGTAAATTAACACGCAAAGTAGCCCATGAGGCTCTGCAAGATGCACTCGATGTGGTTAGAGTTATCAGAACTGCAACCAATGATTACCGATCAACTGGTCAAATTTAATATATTTTGTAGTATAATAATATTATGAAAGATAATAATGTACGTTTGGGCTATTGTTGTATTAATTTATCATTAGCCAGTAGAAAAATTACAGCAAATCGTGGAATGATTAAGCGGACCTTTCAGGCAAAAGGTCAAGACTACTGTAGTTTATTAGCACACCAAAATATAAAAGATGTTCTTACTATTCTACGCTGGAATCTAACGCATGAAATCTATGTATACCGAATATCAAGCGATATTTTTCCATGGATGTCAGAATATGAAATTCAAAAGCTTCCTAATTTTTCTGAAATTTTAAAGGATTTACAAAAGATTGGCGAGTTTGTAACCGCAAATGGTATACGCATATCAATGCACCCTGGCCAGTTTGATGTATTACCGTCTCCAAACGAGGCAGTCGTTAGAAAAACGCTAAAGGATCTGGATCAGCACTGTGAAATTATGGATCTGATGGGCTTGCCATTAACACATGAGTTTCCAATTAATATCCATGTTGGCGGCACGTATGGTGATAAAGAGGCAGCAGCTGAGCGATTCTGTACTAACTTTGAAAAATTATCCGCAAATACAAAAAAGCGGCTTGTTGTTGAAAATGATGATAAAGAAACTCAATATTCAGTAGTTGACTTATATAATTTAATTTATAAAAAAATATCAACACCAATTACCTTTGACTTTCATCATCACCGATTCAATACCAGCGGGCTTACTGAAGAAGAGGCTTTAATTCTAGCCTCAACCACTTGGGGTAATGCTACTCAATTAACTCATTATTCAAGTTGCAAAAAAACATACGAAGATGCATCAGTAATTGCGCGGTCTCATGCGGACTATATTTATGAACAAATAAATACCTATAACCGTAAGTTTGATATCGAGCTTGAGTGTAAAATGAAAGACCTTGCCCTAATTAAATATCGAATGTACTTTGCAAATCTACGTGAAACCTATTTACCGTTTGATGATAAAAGTATATTAGAAAAAAATCAATCCTAAATGGATACAACTAACACAACAACTGAAGACTGCGGCTGCGGTGGCTCTTCAACCATAAAGACTCCACAGCCAACAATTCTTTCTAAAATAATAAATAAGGTATTTGTTTCAGAATCTACTAAAAATCATAGGCTTTCTATTTGTAAAACGTGTGATCACTTTGACTCAACCTTTACCCGATGTAGACTGTGTGGCTGTTTTTTAGAAGCAAAAACTCGGCTTCAAGGCTTTCACTGTGCACTTGATCAAATCGGAGAAACTCCATTATGGTAATCTTTAAAAACTTAAAAAGGGACGTACGTCCCTTTTTTTAATTACTCAATTAGTCCCAATATTTTAGACTCCTGAACTGCCTCTAATTGGCAAGGCGAAATTCCTTGACCAAATCGATCCATTAATTTTTGTTCAGCTTCCCCAACTGATGAGGCCTGTACTAAATATTGTTCTCTAATTTTTTTGGTTTTGCCATTGTCATCTTCTGACTCAAAGCGTAGTTTTGCTAAATAATACATATTTTAAGTTTTGATTTGATATGTTTTACTTGAAACGGCTAACCAGTTTTAAATTAATTATTCCAATTTGGATTGGCAATAATTAACATGCCATCTTCAATTCTAGGAATTTTGCCAAGATCGTTATAATCAGCATAATCAATTTCGTCTTGGCTAAATTTTTGACCGTTGAACATAATGTATTCTCCAGCGGGTGTAGCAAAATCATCATTACCTCGGTGGCTGTGTCCTTGACCCTTTACTGAATCATCAGAGGCTTGATCAATAGAAGGTTTCATAAATCTATTAAAAAGGCCCTCTTTTACTGACTTATTAGAGTCCTTGATATTATTCTTTTTTGCAAACTGTTTTGCCTTTGCGATTGCTTGTCCTTTTGTCATACCGCCCTTTTGATATTGAGCAACTTTTGCATCAATAAAATCAGTATCACCATCGGCATCTTGATCAACTTTCTTTTTCTTAATTGGCATATTGTCAAAAGCTTTTTCAAACTTTTCAAAAATTTCAACGTATTTTTTCATTTGTTTTTGGTATATTTTTATAAAGTTATTTATATAATGCCTAAATAAATTATGCTAATTAATATATGCCGGAAGTTCAGCGATAAATATCTAAAAGAATATTAAGAGTTTTGAAGAATATTAAATCATTTACTGACTTTTTACAAATAAATGAAATGGGTGGCTGGGCAACAACTAAAACGCAGGGAACCAAAATAACGCCGGCTGTTTTACAGGAGGCAATTGGGGTTCTTAAAAATATTTTTGACGATTTTAATCAATGGGCCCAGGCTCATGGTTTTGATTCATTAACCGTAGTTGGTCCTGGCGGATCAGGCGTCTATTTTAAAAAGGATCTTGAAGAGAATCCAGAAAAGGCATATGGTGATGTTGATATTCTTGTAATGTATCCACTCAATGAACCTCAAGGCCGCCGAGCTGAAATTGATACTCTTAAAAAATATAATGGTCTTTTTTTACAGTGGTTAGCCAAGACAACTCGTCCTGACCTAGATAAAGAAGAAACCGGTGCCATCTCTGATGGTACTCTTAAGTTAGTCATAAATTTAAAGGATGGACCTGTGCAAGTTGATATTATTTCAACATTTAATTACTCATCAGATTGGGCAAAAGCCCGATATACGCCAATTCGGGGTATTAAAGGCTTTGTTGTTGGTTTCTTATATCAAGCATTTGGTAATGCGCTTGATGTTTCGGTAACTGATCGTGGCGTGGTTGCCAAGATTAAGGGCGGCGAGCTGGTTAATCCATTATTACGTAAGGGAGTTGAAGAGAGAATTGTCACCAGAGATTTTAACCGGTTCCTAGCCCAGCTTGCAGAATTCACTGATGAATTTACGCGTGGAGAGAAGCGAGCAGTTCAGCTTGATCAATACTTGCAACAACATCCTGGTATTGATGTGACAGACTTAAGTCTTGAACAGATTTGCAATGGTATTTTGGGATTTGCCAGAACGCTAGATCAAAATGGTACATTCGAGCTTCCTAAATCTAAATACAAGAACTCTCAAGAATTCTTACAGGAAGTTGTCAATATTTACAAAATAAAAATAGACAAGCACACGTCTTCGTCTAAATATAACAAGGCTGAAACCGATCTAGCTCATCAACAGCGAGCTAAGGTTATGAGTGATGCCGAAACCGCTTTTGAGTATGTTAGTAAAAAACTAGCATGAGCATACAAATACCTCCCAATAAAATATACGACCCAGCCAAGACCTGGTTTATAAGTGATCCACATTTTGATCATAGTAATGTTTTAAGATTTGAGGAAGGTTTCCATAACTTTAAGTCAATTGAAGAGCATGATAATGAAATAATTGCTCGTTGGAATTCAGTAGTACAGGAAGATGACACTGTTTTTTTCCTAGGTGATGCTTCAATGTATCGAATTAAATTGAGTTATCTTAAATGGATTTTTAGTCAGCTTAATGGAAATATTATTTGGTTAAAGGGTAATCATGATACTCATATAACTGACATGTGGTTTAGAGAACTTAGTGAAGCCTCAAAGATTATAGAGTTTAAAGAGTATGATGAGATTTTCTTTCCTGATTCTGACCAACAGATAGGATATCGAAGGCTTGTTCTATTCCACTATCCAATTCTTGAATTTAATGGAAAGCACCATGGTGCATATCATTTATACGGTCACTCACACACAATTGTGCACCCAATAAAAAATGCCTATTCAGTATGTACCTGCTTGACTGATTATACACCAGTAAATTTTGAATGGGTTAAACAAACAATACAGAAACACAATGAAGGACTTAATAGACTTGGGGAACTTAGTGTTCACCCAACTAGTTAAAGAGCACGGTGAACTTGAAGAGTCACGTATGCTATTTTTATACGGGGTAACAACGTCAACCCGATGGGCTATATTAGATTCAGCAAAATGGGTACTAATTGACCGTGATGGTCTACTATATAATTTTGAAGATTCTGTATTGGCTGACCTGGCTAATACTTGGACCACTATTTCTGAATCAATGAAAGCTGCTAATGTAAAAAAATATTTAGATAAAGAGCGGTCAAATTATGAAAGTTCGCAGCCTAAACCTGGAGAGATTCGGGAATGGTTCGGTCAAGAGACTCCATGGAGAGAAATTAATCTTTAATAAAAAACATATGAAAACTTTCCTAAATAAAGCAGTTGACTGTATTGGTATTACATTAATGATTACTGTAGTAGTTATTGGAATAGTATCTGAAATACTAAATATTATGCAATATTAAACTTATCACTGGCCGCAACTGCATGACTTCGATGGCTACTTGCTGTGCCACCTGCATTAACATCTGCAAAAAATTCAGCAGCGTCAGTTTTATCAGTAAATGTTGGAAAGCTTGATGCGGGTTTTCCTTTTGTTGCAAATGCTACTGCAATCTCTGCCGCTACATTAGGATCGTTTACCAAATCCGGATTGCCAACTAGGTCTTTACCTATTATATTTCCGTATTTTTTATAATTAGCTCTACCAGTTAACTGATTAAATCCGCGGCCTCTATATAGGTAGCCGTCTCCGCTTGACACTGGTCCATTACCAATAATATTTGCATAAACCAAATTAAAAAAATCTTCCGGCTTATTCTTAAGATCATCTAATTCTGAATCAGATAAGCTGCTAACTCTACTTCCAAATACTTCTTTAATTCTTGAGTTTGAGGTTGTGTCATACGGAACTTCACTTTTAGGTTTAAAATTACACTCTTTTGAAATTACGGATAGAATACCTATTTGGGTAAGCGGGTCAGTTATTCCATTATCGGTCAGCGCGCTAATTAATAATGAAATATTTTCTTTTTGATTTGCGTCAAAGTTTCCAGAGCTAATATCAATATTACCAGTAGATTGGGAACCACCGCTCGTGGTAGATTTAGTAGACTTGTCTAAATCACTTTGGCTAAAATTCTTCTCTTTTAGCTTTTCAATTAATCGCTTAATTAAATCTGCATTAATTAATACTTCATCGCCTCCAGAGGTTTCAGTAGATTGTGGCAAATTAAGTTTATCAATATATTCGGCTGGATCAACCACCTCATTATTTACAGTAACTGTAAAATGTAAATGTGGCCCTGTTGAATTTCCTTTTCCTATATCGTTAGCACCTCCGCCGCTTAATCCAATAACTTGACCTTGTTTAACTTGATCACCGGTACTTACATCAACCTGTTTAATATGACAATAACCGGTTATAATATTATTAGCATGTTTAATTCTAATAGTTCCACCGCACATACTATTACCATTTATATTAGCAACAATTACCTCTCCGTCAGCTGGTGAACTAACTGGCGTTCCAGATGCAGTCGCCAAATCAACACCATTATGCGGACGTGATGTCCTGGGTTCCCCAAATGGATGAGTTACATTAAAAACCGGTAATGGAGACATTAGGGTTGACTCATTAAGTGTTTTTATAAATTTGTTAAAACTGCTTATCATTTAATTTATTTATTTTTAAGTATTATCAGTAGACTTGGAATCAGTATCGGTCTTCTTGGAATTACTTGGTAGTTTAATATCGTCATCTGAAAAGTTTTTATCTTTAAGCGTATTAATTAATTTTTTAATTAATTCAGAAGTAATAACTGTATTACCGCTAGCTGTATTAGAACTATGACTAGCTTTATCAACATTGGTTTCTTTATCAAATACAGATAAGTCAATTGGGTCGTCAAAGTGATCCATTACATATTTTTTAATTGTTGCACCTTCAGTTGCGGCCTTACTGCCTGGATTTACTTCACCATGACCAAATATTTGATCCTTAGTATATCCAATATGTTTAATAATCTTTAATACAGCAATTCCCTGTTCAGGCATTTGTATATCAGCATCATTACTTGCAATAACCTCAACCCCTTGGGCATTGGCATTTGAAATTCCTGGAGGTGCTCCACGATCACGATATGCTCTACTGTCAGAAGACCCTACGTGTGCGCCTATTGAATTTGAAGGAAGTGTTTTATAAATTGTACCATCTCTATCAACCACCCACTGTACGCCTAATCCGCCTCTAGCATTTAAAACACCAACCACCTGGTGAGCAGTTCCACGACCTGCCGTATGGTGAATTATAAAAAAATTATTTGACTTAATAGGCTGGCCTTTTCTAGCATATTGAGACTCGCTTGAAATATCTATAATTTCAGTCTGTGCCTCAACTGCTTCATTTATAAATTTTTTAAAATTTAATATATTAATTGCCATATCTAATTGTATTTTTATTATACCTTAGAGTCATCTTTATTAAATTTATCAATTGCAGCGGCTGTATCTGGACCAAATTTTCCATCTACCTCGCTTGATCCTAAACTATAACCTAAAAACTTTAAGCCTATTTGAATTGCCTCAACTGTTTGTGAATATTCATAATCCTTATTTTTAGTTATTTCAATTGATTGATTAGAGTCAACGAAATCTTGTAATTTTTTATAATAGGCCTTAGTGTTTTCACTATAGTTTTCATCATCATGTGATTTACCTGTTAGCCAATCCCAGGTGTTAGATAAAAAAGTTCCAAGACCTTCATCTACCGTACTATTAAATTCATTAAAATTCTTAATCATATAAACTTTAGCTTTATTTTTTGTATTAGAGTACTAATTATATCTATTTATAAACATATGGCTGACAAAATAAAGAGAGTAGTAATCAATGGATTCCGGTATTATCAAGTAATTAATGAGTCTGGAATAGTTGGAACCTTTCCTAGTGTTACAACAGTATTGGGAGAAACCTCTGACAAAACCGGTCTCAATCAATGGAGAGACCGAATCGGCCATGCAAAAGCTGACCAAATTGGCCAGGATGCAGCAAATCGGGGTACTGTGATGCACCGACTATGTGAACTTTATCTAAATTTACCAAGTTCGCTTAGCCAAAAAGACCGATTAGATGAGACTCTATCAATTTCAAGACTAGATGACGAAATTGAAAAATTTGATACCAGAGCTAAGATTGTTGGCGGAATGCTCTTTTACAATTTTATCAAGGCCAATTCATTTAATGAAATTCATAAAGTAATTGCTCAAGAAAAATTTCTATGGACCTCTAGAGATGGCGGCTATGCTGGAACGGTTGATAACGTATCCGAGTTAATAACTGGAGATATTGGAGTAGTTGATTTTAAAACTGCAAAAAAACCAAAGGACGAGAAATGGATAGAGGATTATAAACACCAAGTTGCAGCCTATTCGGTAGCAATTTGGGATAGACTTAATATTAAATCTACCACCTGTAAAATTTGGATATCAAATGAGGTTACTGATAAGCCTCAGCACTTTTCAATTAGTCCTAGTGAAATGAAGGAATATTATTTTAAATTTAGGGAACGTCTTGCTAAATTTTACAAACTACATCCAATTATCTAAAGGTTAAATTTGAATAGGTTCGCCAATCTTTCTAAGTAGATCAAGTCTAACTGACACGCTACGGTCTCCCCAACCATAGGCTTTTACATAAATAAATTTCTGGTCAGATGTATTTCTTGCACCATACTCACTTTTTGCAATAATTCCAAATGCATTTTGGTGACCTGCAATATAATAGTGTTGACCAGATCGTGCCGATAATTTATCATCCATTGTAACTTCACTTAATTGATAGCCAGTTAAACCCAGTCCAACATACGGATAATTTATGGTAACTCCATTTACTGGATTGGTTAGTGTAATATTCTGAGCATTAGACTCAGTTAATTCAGCCAGGCTGCTAATTGGTCTAGGGTTATATTGTGAGCCTTTCCATGGAATAAAAACTGGGATTCCCCAATTATTTCTAAACATATCTCTTTGTGCTGGGCCTAATACAATAAACTGTAAATTTCTAGTAAAATCCTGTGACTTAAATTTCTTTACTAATTCAAAATTTCTAATCGCTGACCGGTTTGCCATATCGCGCTTAAGTTCTGCACCAGTTGGCGGAAATGTTCCAAATGTAGCTAAACTTTGAGAACGCTCAGCATTTTGAGTACGTTCTGTCTCTAATCTACGGGCAGTTGCTGCTTCTACTTCAGCCTGTCTAGCTGCAACAAGTTCTGGATTTAATAGGGCCTCAACGTATCTAATTTCAGCAGTTGATAAATTAACTCTAGTTAGGTCAGGTATTTGATTAATATTAACCTTAACCCATGAAGATTTTGTGGTTGTTGTTCTGGAATCATTTGATTGAGTTGGAGTAATTTCTCCATTATCTATTCTGATTGCATCTGATATTTTGGCAGCTCGATACTCTGTATTATTTCTGGAAACAACTCTACGAATCGGCAGCCCTGAATAGTTTGCATCGTATAGGTAGGTCTTCACAACAATAAAATCACCAATATCCCAATCTGCATCTGGATCAGCACCGTATTGTCTGAGTCGGTCAGCGAGTCTTTCGCGAACTTCCGCTTCTTCTCTAGCTTGTCTCTCTCGATCGACTTGCTGTTGTCTAGCTTGGCGTTCTTGAGCAAGGCGATCCGCTTCATCTCTACTTGACTCAATTTGCTCAGCCTTTTCTCTAGATATTCGTGAATCTGTAACTAGCGATCGAATATAGTCACTGTTTAATTTAACTAATACAGTATTTGGTAAAATTTCTAATAGTTCATCATCTATATCAAATTTAGTTGGTGAAGTAGTGCTGGTTCCACCTAGTGAAGCTATAAAAGAGTCAGCAACTTTAATTTTTTTAGCGGTTGGCAAGGCTTTGTCCATTGCTAACCAATTTCTTACTCCAATTATTGCATGGGCATCATCTTCATTTGCAATACCATTGGTTCCTTTAAATGAAAGTAGAGAACCCCAAGCCTTATCCTTTTCAGTTGAGCCAGATGGATTTGATGAAATATAGCCAAGTGTTTTTAATACTTGTCTGTACATTTTATAGCCTAGACCAATACCTCGTAATGAAGGTGGAATTCCTCCACCGGGAAAATGGCTTCTTTGAAATGAGTCTTCATCATCAATTTTAAATTTAATTGCATCTGAATAGGTTGGAAATACATCTCTCCATTTTCCAAATAGATCAACAAATTTAGACTCATTAATTGATTTAAGAGACTTCATTAACTCAACGATATCAGTTGGAAATTTAATATAATAGTATCGAGTATTTGAAATAGGCTCAACTATAATATCAGACCTGTTAATTTGTCTTAATTTTAATATTAATTCACCAGCAACTTCTTCAAATATTTTAGGCTTAACTGGTTGTCTATTGCGTAAATCAAGAGAGGCCTGTCTCATTGCACCCATGTCGCTGCCACTTAATCGTTCAACCCTTTTAATCCCCATTTCATCAACTAGACCGGTAGGTGTATTTGATTCATTAACTAATTCAATAAATGAATTTATCATATAATTAATATATTTATTTGTTTTATTTATTTAAGAGATCTTTAATATTAATTGGTGTAATATAGTTATACTAAATAAATAATATAGAATGGAAAAGATTATAATAAAAAAATCAGGTCTATATTTTTCATTTTGGGATGAATCTACCCTCTCCTGGAATGATAGACTTATCTCTGATTCAGATTTACCAATTACTTGGTATTTTCAATATAGTATAGAAATTGAAGAATTTTTAACCATTACTGACTTATTATTACTTTTTGCACAGTATCAAGAAGATTTAGAGTTTGCATTTAGTAAATCACTATTAATTGTACCGTTTGACGAAATTTTATCAATTATTAATAAGCCAGTTGGGATTAGTTTAATTGAGCCAACTGAACTGTATTTAATTAAGTTAGGCGAAATTAGAAAATCTGAAATATCGATTCCATATATTATTAGCTATCCAACTCTAATGGGATTAGAGGTGATTGGCGAGACTGGTGATGAAGACGTGCTGTACTCATTAACCGATATTAAGTTTGATGACTGGTGTACCTTAACTATACAGATTGATGACTATTTAGAGTATATGGATACCGAAAAAAATGAGGTTGAATTTGAAGGAATAATTCAATGGACTCTATATGAGGCTCTTTCTTGTATTTTTTCTCAAATAACAAATAGTATTACTTTTACCAAGATAAAAGACAATCCAGAAGAATTTCAGTCCGTTAATACCGGTGGACCAATTATTGTTTCTGAATTATTTTCATGGATTGACGATATTGACAAATATTTTAAAGAAGCATGACAATTTGTCATATTTAATACAATGGCATAGAATTTGTTATATAGTATATTAAAAAGACAAATTATGCAAAAATCAACAAAAAATCAAAAATTAAAAAAAGTGGCTTATAATTTTGGCAGGCTTGCCAATTTTATTAAAGTTAAAGTACATTTACTTAAAAATAATTTATTAAAATGGGAAAAATAATAGGAATAGACTTGGGAACAACTAATAGTTGTGTTTCAGTCATGGAAGGTAATGAACCTGTGGTTATTGCAAATAATGAAGGAAAACGGACCACACCTTCAATTGTTGCCTTTATCGAAGGCGGCGAACGTAAAGTTGGAGATCCAGCAAAACGACAGTCAATCACTAATCCTAAAAAAACAGTTTATTCAATTAAACGTTTTATGGGTCACACGTACGCTGAGATTGTAAAGGAAATTGCAAAAGTTCCTTATCTAATAGTAAAAGGCGAAAACAATAGCCCACGTGTAGAAATTGACGATAGAAAATATACTGCTCAAGAAATTTCGGCTATCATTTTACAAAAAATGAAAAAAACAGCCGAAGAATATTTAGGAACCGAAGTAACTGAAGCGGTTATTACTGTTCCTGCTTACTTTAATGATGCTCAACGCCAGGCAACCAAAGAGGCCGGCGAAATTGCAGGTTTAACGGTAAAGCGAATTATCAATGAGCCAACTGCTGCCGCTCTTGCCTATGGTATGGATAAAAAAGGCAAGGAGATGAAAATTGTTGTGTTTGATTGCGGAGGCGGTACACATGACGTTTCTGTTCTTGAACTGGGTGATGGAGTATTTGAGGTTAAAAGTACCGATGGAGATACTCACCTAGGTGGAGATGATTTTGATCAGGTAATTATTGACTGGTTAGCCGATGAATTTAAAAAAGAAGAAGGTTTAGATTTACGTCACGACCCAATGTCTCTGCAACGATTAAAAGAAGGAGCTGAAAAGGCAAAAGTTGAATTATCTAGTTCAACCAGTACCGAAATTAATTTACCGTATATAATGCCGGTAAATGGAATACCTAAACACCTAGTTAAAACACTTACTCGTGCTAAATTTGAACAGTTATCAGATAGTTTGATTAAGCGTACAATTAAACCATGTAAATCTGCTCTAAAAAATGCAGGTTTATCAACGGCTGATATTGATGAAATTATCCTGGTTGGTGGATCAACCCGAATTCCAGCTATTCAAGCAGCAGTTGAAAAATTCTTTGGTAAAGCCCCAAATAGAAGCGTAAATCCGGATGAAGTGGTTGCACTAGGCGCCGCAATTCAAGGAGGAGTTTTATCTGGAGATGTAAAGGACGTATTATTATTGGACGTTACTCCATTATCATTAGGTATTGAAACCGTTGGTGGAGTATTTACAAAATTAATAGAGTCAAATACAACTATTCCAACTAAAAAATCGCAAGATTTTAGTACAGCGGCCGATAACCAGCCATCAGTTCAAATAGTTGTTTTTCAAGGTGAGAGACCAATGGCAAAAGATAATAGAAAGTTAGGTGAATTTAATTTAGATGGAATTCCGCCAGCGCAAAGAGGTGTACCTCAAGTTGAAGTTACTTTGGATATTGATGCAAATGGTATCTTAAATGTAAGTGCAAAAGATAAAGCAACCGGTAAATCACATAATATTCGGATTGAGGCAAAAAGCGGTTTAAGCAAAGAAGAAATTGATCGCATGAAAAGAGAGGCTGAACTAAATGCCGACTCTGATAAAAAAGTAAAAGAAGAAGTTGAGAAATTAAATGAAGCTGATAGTATGGTTTTTCAAACCGAAAAACAATTAAATGAATATGGAGATAAAATACCTGCCGAGAAAAAGACAGGTATTGAAACCGCTTTAACTGAGTTAAAGGAGGCTTATTCAGCTAAAGACCTTTCAAAAATTGACTCTGCTCTAGCTGCAATAAATGCAGCCTGGACAGCAGCCAGTGAAGATATGTATAAAGCCAATCAGGCCGAACCTACTTCGCCTACTGCTGATGAGCCAGTTGCAGATGCCGATTTTGAAGAGGTAAAATAATATAACTTTTTTAGTAATTAAAAATGAGCTAACTCAAATTAGCTCATTTTTTTGGTATAATAATACTATGAGGAATAGCCTAATTAAAATATTTTATAACGAAAAACAGGTTTTAGAAAATAATTACAGTTTAAATTTTAGTAAGAGTCCGCTAAAACCAAAATTATTAATTGAATATCTTAGAGTCAATAATTTATTAAGTAACTTTTCAATAACTAAAAATTTTAATATATTTGGTAATGCTGATTTTAAATTAGCTCATACTGATAATTATGTTGATAATTTTTTTAGTGGAGGATACTTATCTAGATCAAACGGCTTAGAATGGAGTCCGCAATTTGCTAACTCAGTTAGATACACAAATGCCTCTCTATATTCAGCTATAAAAAATTCAATAATGGAACCTGAAACAGTTAGTTTTAGTCCAACCAGCGGGTTTCACCATGCTAGACCAACTGGCGGTAGTGGATTTTGTACATTTAGTGGACAGGTAATTGCATCAGTTAAAATATGGAGAGAATTTAATAAAAGAGGTTGTTATTTAGACCTAGATGGCCACTTCGGTAATTCAATAGAGGACAGTCGGGAATTTCAGCCTGAGATAAATGAGGCTATACCAGAGAATTTTAATTTTAATCCAACTGGAATTGACTATTCATATTATGAAAATTTAGTAGACTTTATTAAAAATACATTGGAACCAGCTATTTTATCGGGTAAAATTAGCTATGTAGTTTGGTGTCATGGTGCAGATTCGCATTGTGACGATGAATTAGGCCATCAGTGTAGTACTGAGTATTGGACTAAATGTGCTGACTTTTTTTGGGCTTGGGTAAAAGTAATGGACGAAAAGTTAGGACGACCACTACCAGTTTCATGTGCCCTATTTGGTGGATACCGATCCGATGACTATACAACAGTCTTAAGTTTACATACTTATGATTTAGTTGCATGTATTAATCGGCTGCTTGGAATTAATATTGACTATACGCTTGAGGTTAAACCTAGAAAAAATAAAAATTCACATGTACACTATTCACGAAAAAGAAAAAGAAGACTTAAATTTAGAACTTATACTCAAGTATAGAGATTTACTAAATAATGGCACGTCTTCTAAATATTGGGTTGATATTTTACCAATAATTAAAGAATTTCAAAAATTAGAAAAGTATGAGTATTGTCAAGTACTATGGTCTTATTACACTAAGTCCATTACTGGTTAACTTATGATAAGTTATACTTTTTCATTTTAGATGCACGGCGACGCGTTAAGTCTCTAAACAGGTCCCTAACATCAGGTTGACCAAGAGCTCCAGTTTGAACCAGTGTATAAAATTCAGCATCCGAATTCTGCATCATAATAAACCATTGTGCTAAATTCGGTTTCTTTTCAAATTCATCATGTTGAATCTGCAGTCTACGAAATCTAGGAAATAGTTCGTATTCATAGCGTTCATCTTTAAAGAGTCGATTAATACCTAATTCACTTAATTTACGAAGAGGTCTATCACTGGCCACACTTGGCTGAATCTGGGTATTCCAATTTTCAAATAGAGTAATATGTTTCATATTCTAAATTATTTATAAAAGTTCTTGGATAAATAAATAAAAAGTCAAGTTAAAATGATTTATAAATATTCCGAATGGATTAAAGAATCTGAAACAGTTGAGGCTCCACCAGTAATGGACACAGCCGCTCAGCCTGCTGTACCTGCTGTATCTAGCGATTCTATGGAATCTGAACCACCAGCTGCTGATCTTGAAACATTTGATGAAACTACTGAAATCGGTAAATTTCAAAAATTAGATCAGGATCGTAAAACTGCAGTAAAGGCATTTAAAGATAAACAAAAAGAATTTTTGGCAATTGCGGTTGAAACTCGTAAGTCTCCAGTAACTGATGAAGACAAAGAAAAGGTTAAAACCCTTAAAGACTCTCTTATTATATTAAATAAAACAATGAAAGATGCTGAGGCTGCTTTTAATAAATTTAATGATGAAGCCCTAGGATTAGGAGTTGAAATTCCTGGAATAGAGGCTGAGGATATTGAGCCATAATATAAAATTAAAAAAAAATAAAAATAAAATGAAAAATTTAGTAAAAAGATTTGGTCAATTCGTAAATGAAGGTCACCATGATTCTATGTTTAGTCCAAATGCTGGAGATAATAATATGTTACCTAATAGAAACCGTTATGATCGCTATGAAGAAGAAGAAGGTGGATATGATGACGAAGGTAATTATATAAAAGATAAAATGTCAGGTGCTGAGTCGGAACCATGTGAAGATGGATGTAGAGAGTTTGATGAACGTGGTAAATGCATAGTATGTAATAATTCTGAGGATTCTGATTATTATGATGAAGATAATATAGACCCTCAACATGAAATAAATAAGACCTTATATGGTCAAGCAGATGCCTATCAACGGTCTAAAATTGATCGTCAAATCGACAGACATAATATGGGTAAAATGGATAATATGTCAGAAGAAGAATTATATGAAGCTAAGAAGCAGGAAAAAATTGAGGCACTTGATGCAATTGACAAGAAATTTGCAAAAATGAAACCAGCAAAGAAGTCTATGCCAATGAAGCCAATGACAAAGAAGAACATGGAAATGGAAGAAGAAGAAGAGGAAGAAGAGTCGTCAATGAAGCCTAAAATGTTATTTGGTAAGCCAGTTAAATCTGCAAAGCCTGAAACTAAAACTAATAAAATGCCACTAAAAGGCGGAAAACCTGCATTTTTATTCGGTAAAAAGTAAAATACAATCCTTTTAAAATATCAAATGGGTCAATATCTAAAAAATACTGACCCATTTTTAATTAGGGGAGTTTAGTTTTCTACTATTTAAATTTAATACGGGTAATTGTTTCGATTTTTGAAAGCGGAGTTAATTTACTCTCTAGGTCTTTAGGTTGAACTTTAGTATTTTCAAAAAGATAAGCTTCCCAAACCTTGGTTTTTTTAATAAAAATCACTTTCCAGCAATGAGTTGGAATTGTAACTGTTCCAATTTTACCAGCACTACCTAACGATCCACACCAAACTTTAACTGAGTCAAATTGGGTAGCAAGTTCGCGAGTTCTAGACTCTAGCGTTTTCCAGATACCAGCATTTAGTGAATGGTATTGCGGTGACATATTTGAAAAATAAAAACACTCTTTTTGTAATTCAGAACTACACTGATTATCAGCAGCTGGACACATATGACCTCGGTCAAATCCAGAACCTTTATAGTCGTCCATTAGGTCGGTTTCGGCAGCCAGTAATGGATCCGGCGCAAATGCATCTTTTCTAGGAACCTTTGACTCTGGGCAAACAAGTCGGGCTCGGGTATCCCACCATTCAATATTAACCGAATAGCGTAGATCGGTATTATAGTATGCAATATAACCCGTATGAGTTAATTTAACAATTGGGTCCTTTTTAAAAGATCCAAAAAGTAGGGTAATTATGACTAACCCTATAATTTTTTTAAATAGTTGCATTGGTTATATTTTATTATTATTTATTTATGGTATAATATAATTAATAATCTAAACCTGGTCATATGAAAAACTTAATTTTAGCAATTACACTCTTAGCTTCAGCAAATATTTTTGCTCAAACAAACCAACGAGAAGCCGCCGAAGCCTTTTTAAAATCTCATCAGCTTGCATTTAATCAATTACAGGAACCAGTTTATTGCTCAAATCCAGATAGCTTAATTAAAATTTTAAATAGTCAAAACGTAAATTATATAATTAGTGAATATGAATTCATTGGCTCAGTAATTGCTGAACCTAATTTTGGAGGAGTAAGCGGAAAATCTGTAACCAACAATAAAGCTAAAGCATTTATTGCATATCAAATAGTTGAGAGAGAGTTTAGAACTTATATCATTGAAATAACTGGACATAATTTCTTTTAATTACTTTGTATATCACACTATAAATACAAAGGGCTCCATTAGGAACCTGTGTTGTTACTATAGAGTTGAGAATTAATTACTGAAGTCCCCTTCTCCTTGTTGTATATTTGCTTGACCGGTCTGTGCCGGTGGTATATTTGACTGGACTTGTGTATGGAGTCTTTGAGCGTCGACTAACCACTTGGCTACGTCTGAGGCTGCTAGCTGGTCCCTCATCATGTTAGCATAATCTGTGAATACGGCTTGAGTCTCTTGGCCCCAACCTGCTGGCATTTGACTTGGTGCAATAGCGGTTGCAATATCAATCATTACAGCCTTAGCTAAAGTAATCCCCTTTGTAGAAAGAGTTCGAGGTTTAGCGCCTGACCCTGATAAAATACCAGTATTTCCAGTAATTAATGTTTTTAAGTTTGCCATGTTAACCACAGGTGTTTCATTTGCCAGCAGGTTTTTGCGTATTAAGCTTTTAGAACACACGGTTGCTCTATTTGAAAAATACTTTTCCGGACCCTGGCTTTGAATGGAGGTAAGTATGGGATAATTAGCGTCGCCGTTGGGTATTTTATCAGCTGCCCCGTGTGCATTTAAGATTGTGATCGCAAGTTCTGATGCAAGGCCGTTTGACCATGCTTTTAGAGAACCGATAGTTGCATAATAAAAACTAAATCCACGAGAAGATGCATCAGTTGGATTACCACCCATTGTTAATTTAATTGCATAGTTTTTAGAATTTATAATTCCACCGTTTTTCATTAGGGATAAAAATGCCGCCCCTAATCTCAGCAAGCATGCAAAACCGTTATTAGATGCAGTTATGCTAAGTGGTTTACCCTCCGGAAAATCCGCTTTAGTTAGAGTGATTGACCCAGTATCAGTAATAGTCTTACCGTTTATTGTTAATATATCTTTGCCTACTGGTACTGGAGTGCCTGGTCCAGTTGGTGATATTGTACCGTTAAATTTACCTTCAGTTGAAATATTGCTA